TGCTGCTCGCTGTCCACCACCTTCTTGGTGCTCTGAACGGCGGCCCGTAGACCTTCGACCTTCCCCAACGCCTTGAACTTCCCCACCTCCGCGGCCGTCGCCAGGTTCTCAGCTACGCCGGCAGCCCTGTTGACGTAGCGGATCGCGTACTCCGCCACCTTCAGACCCAGCTCACCAAACTCGTCCAGCTTGCCTTCCGCCAAGTCTTTCTTGATGTGCTCGATCAAACCCGAGACAGCCTGTATCGCCTGCTTGAGCCCGGCTGCCGCCCCCTCTTGGAGGTGAATCTGCGCTTCCGCCCCCTCCAACATATCGTCAAGCCTGACCCCGATCTCGTGGGCCGTGCCGATCTTGATCTGGGACTTCTCCAGGCTCATGGGCTACTCATCAGACGACTACGTTGTCGCTTACAGCGCCTCGCCCCACACGACCGACGTGATGACATCCGGGTTGCCGCTGGCCTTCAGGTTGAACTCGAACTTCAGGTCGCCATCGGCCGCCGAATCGCCTGGATACACGTCGTGGTTGGCCGCCGCGTTCGCTCCGTTTCGCATGAGCACACCATTCAGGAACACGTCCACGTCGGCCACGAACGTGTTGACGTGGGTGTAGCTCGGAAGAGTCGCGTCGATGTTGGGCGACATGCCGGCTCCCGTCACGTTCACGTCGGCAGCGATGGCGGTCGTCACGACGGCCACGCCCTTCGTTCGATTCTCCTTCTTCTTCGCCTGCACGATGGCGTTGAGAAGCGAGACCTCGCCGAAGGCCGTCTCGAAGTTGTCCCATTCGAGAGTCGTATCCGACAGCTTGATGCCGCTCGTCTGCGCCCAGGTCGAACCCGTCTGGTTGCCGTCGTCCAGGTACAGCTCGCCCGCACCCAGGACCCGAAGGTCAGCCGCGCCCGTCGTCTCGATCGTACCGGCCGTCACGCCCACGTCGATACGAGTCGTGCCGGTGGCGGCTCGAAGACCCGTCCGGAAGTCGTTGACGACCGCGTCGTTATCGAACGTGTCCACGTCCGTTCCGAACTCAATCTCGCTCGTCCCGCCAGCGCTCCCCTCGATGATGCGGAACAGGAAGGCTTCGAGGTCGTCACGGACGGCCCAGACGAAACCCGGCCCTTCGAGGTCGAGCGTCGCGTTGGTCGTGAGATTGACGGGCGTCGTACCCTGGTTGTCGTACGCGATCTGGCGAGTGACGGTCGCGCTCGAAGGAACATCGACTTCCGCACCACTGAGGAAGTCCTGCTCGTTCAGGTCTTCAAGAGCCTTCCTCGTGTTGGAGCAGTAGTTGACCGTCTGCCCGCCAATGTCGGTGCCGGGCACGAACTCCAGGTCGTCGCCAGTCGAGTTGATACGGACGAAGGAGAGCTGCGCACGGTTGGGCGTCGTGCCCGTCAGCGTCGAGCCGTCCGTAGCCGACTCCGACTGAAACAGCGCGTAGATGGTGCGACCGCTCGACAGGATGGGGTCGCGCGTCGTTCCGTTCACGATCGTGCAGAGGTTCTTCGGCGAGATGGCGGTCGAACCCGAGATCTCGGCCAAGTGGATCGTACCGAACGTCGGGTTGTTGGCCGCGACCGTACCGAGAGTCGTGACCGCGCCGATGGCAGCCGTCGTGTTGGATGGCAACTGGCCCAACGTCAGGATGACCATGTCGCCCGCGCCACCCGTCAGAGTGGCGGCACCCCACGAGGCGTTAGCGGCCGTCTCGGTCGTGGCGATGGTGTTGCCCTGCGTGCCCGACACCAAAGCCGTGGCGATCATCGTATCGCCCGGCCCTGCCGCCGCCGACACGAAGCCGTTGGCTGTGGTCGCTGCGGCGTAAACCGTGCCGGAGCCCGCACCCAGGTTGATGGCGGCGATGAGATTGTCGAGCGAGTCGGAAGCGGTGGCTCCGATCAGTACGTTCCCGTCCACGTTCGTCAGGACGGTCTGGAACGTGTACGTCTTGGTGCCGGTCGTGACGGTTTCGCCGTTGGCGAAGTTGGCCGTAGCGGTCAACGTCCCGGTTGCCGCAACAGACGCCGGGACCGTGATGTCGGTCAGGTTGATCGAGCAGACCAGAACCCGCTTGCGCTCCAAGTCATGGAGCTGCTGGTTCAACGTGTTGATGCCGCGCTTGGCTCCGCCCTCGAATGTGATGGGAGCGGCAGCGTCGTCGTACCAGTTACCTACCGGGAACGAAACTCCGCTCCGGTTCAGGAAGTTCTGGAGCTGGGACCGGATGTTGTTGAGATCGGTCTCGATGTGGGTCGGCGAGGTCTCGTACGCGGCGAGCGTCGGCGGAACCGTATCGTCGTAGACATCGGAGCTACGGACCTGGGTGTCTTGCCGAATGAAAGTGCGGCCCATGCGACCAACCTACCCCCTAAACCCGGCCGCTTCAAGCGGCCGTCGGAAGGAAGACTTCGGCCGCCACCGTCACGACGGCGGCTGTGGCGCTGCCGCTGTCTTTCGTGATGACGGCCCCATCGCCAATCACGAGGTTCCCGGTCGAATCGAGCAAGTCGGTCGAAATCGTGGGCGCCAGGATGGTCGTGCTGCCGTCGATCATCACGTTGGCAAAGGCCACCCCCTCCACCGCCTCCACCACCTTCATGATGTCGGATACGAACAGATCCTTGCCGAAGGCTCGGTCTCGTAGAATGCCATCCACCGCCGTCGAAACAGAAGCGCTGGTCTGATCCAGAGAGAAGCCCTTGAACACGCCGATGCGTATCGTGATGTTGGGGAACACCAAGAAGTTGCCACCCGACACCACCTCGACCGTCTGCGTCACCTCTTTACGCTCTTCGAGGAAGTCGCTGAGTACGTCGATCAGACCGTTCGAGGGCTCCGTGTAGAAGCCGGCAGCATCTCGCACGAGGATCGGAACGGTCACGAGGTTGGCCTTGCACTCGTCGGACAAGATCTTGTCTACGTGCGCCAAGATGCCGTTGATGGCCGTCACGACGGTCGTACCGTCGTTGTTGGAGAGGTCCGGGTCCAGCGCATCCGCCACCGACTGGAAGACGAAACCGTAACTCCGGGCCAACCCGGTCGAAGCCGACGGCGTCACCGTGTCGAACACGCCGACCAGCGAGTAGCAAAGGACACGCGAGTCGTTCGCGTCCTTGAGGAACGAATCGGAGCCATCGTTCTGGATGGCCGTCACGCTGGTTCCGATCTTGTCGATCTCGTCCTTGACGGTACCGAGCTGCGCCACGCGCGTGTCCGCATCAGCCTCCAGGGTGGACCCGGTAGCGATGATGCTGGTCAGAAGACCACTCAGGTAGAGCGAGGTCAGAGCGACGATCTGATTCGTACCACCAACCGTGAACGTATTGAGCACGTTCTGGACCTCCTGCGCCTCCGCCCGGAAGTCCAACGTGAGGTTTCGATCTCCTCGAACGCCCGTGATGGCCGCGTCCATCGACGTGTCGATAGCCGACGTACTCGTGCCGATAGCGTCAAGGATGGGCTTCAACGTGCCGCCGTCGCTCAGCTCGGTCGTCAGCTTCTCGAACGTCGTCGTGTTGGTGGTGGCGGCGTCCTCGTCATCATAGTGGGTCGAGATCTCGCTCCGAATGAGCGCCACGTTCGATGTGAGAGCGGCCGAGATGGTGCCGAGCAACGACTGGAGCACGAGGTCGTCGGCGGCCGAACGAGAAGAGATGGCCTGCGCGACTGCTACGCGGCCGAACACAGGGTCGGCAAACGAACCCGCCAGCGCCCGATAGTCGTTGGCCGTCACGGCCACACGGCGCGAGTTGAAGACCTTGCCGGCAAACGCCTTGGCGTGATCCAAAGTCTCAGGATCGTCCCCTCCGCCCGTCTTCCTCGGGTGCGAGATGGAGAGACCGATGTTGTCTCCCGAGATGACGAGAGGGATGATCTCCTCCGTCACCGTACCGGCCGCTACGTTGCCAGCCTTCCCGGAAGTCGCCAGGTACGTAGCCGTAACAGTCGCGGCGGTGGCCGGGATGTTGCCAGCCGAACCGTCGCCGAACCGCAGGGTTGCGGGGTCGTCGTTGAACCCGACCTCGAACTGGTCGGTCGTCAGGAACTCCAGGAAGTCCGTCTCTTCCCAATCGGCCCCGTCCACATCGACCTGAACGGTGCCGGCCGTCACGAACTTGCCCTCCGGAACGCGCGCCAACTCGAACACCTGATTGGCCGTGCCGTCGGACGTGAACGTCTCGGTAAAGGTCTCGCCCTCGGAAACCGGTACCAGCTTGACCGTGCCGGCCGTCTGCTCGGCAGGAGTCCAAACGACATCCCTGGACGCCTCGAAGATGAGGTTGTTGGGTCCCCGAAACTGGAACCCGACCGAGATCGTCACGTTGAACGCCTTGGGCGTCGTGATGAAGATGGACAGATCGACTGAAGACGCGACGGCTCCGCCCATCTTGTAGCCGAGCTGCCGAGACAGACGAGAGACTCCCCGACGAGTCCGCGCCGTCGAAAGATAGGCTTCGGTGGCGCGTCGATCCAGGTAGAAGCTGAGACTGTCGAGCCCGAAGGCCACGATATCGAGCAGCATCATGCCCAGACTGGCGAGAGCGAAGTCGTTGTAGTCGGCGGCGAACTTGATCTGAATACGAGCCCGCAGGTCATCGACGTGCGTGTCGAAGTCAAATCCCGCGAACTTCGCGCGGTTGAGATCGCTCCTGGCTGTCGTTCCGTTCGCCATGGCCTACCCTACAACGGTCCTTGGTTGAGACCCATCTGCACGGTCGCCTGCCCAGTCTTCTGCGTGGCAGGCACGACATACGTGATGGTGATGAGCACTTGGTCCAGCAGGTCCGGACCGCTAGAAGCCCGCTCGACCTCCACGTTCTTCACGATGATGCGAGGCTCGAATGTAGCCAACGTGTTGGTAACGACCGTGCGGATGTTGGTCTCAAGCAGGTCGTCGTTCGTCTCGAAGACGAAGTTGTTGATGGAAGACCCAACCTCAGGCCGCATGACGCGCTCGCCCTTGGCCGTCAGAATGAGCTGGATGATCTCCTGTTTGATCAGCTCGTCGTCCGTTGCCTCAGCAGGGAAAGAGGTCGCGCTCTTCTGGAACGGGAACGCGATGCCTGTGTAGAAGTTGTCGGCCATGAAGGAGCCTTTACGAAACCAGATCTTCAGCAGGACAAGGCGGCGGGAACGGAGGAAGCGTAGGGAGAGACGGAAGCCCCGGGATACCCGGAAGGCCCGGCAGGCCGGGCAGCCGTAGAGAGGGTAGCGCAACGCTCGGGAACGGAATGTCGATCGTCGGTATGGTCGGCAGTTTTGGAAGCGACGGCAACCCAGGAAGTCCGGGAAGCCCAGGTAGACCGGGAAGGCGCAACGACGGAAATGGCACGCTCGGAAACGGGATGTCGATCGTCGGTATGGTCGGCAGACTTGGAAGCGATGGCAGCCCCGGCAACCCAGGGAGACCTGGGAGGCCCGGCAGCTTGAGAGCCGGGGGAAAGGGAGGGAGGGTGCAGAGAGACGCCACGGGCCATTAGAGGATGGGGATGGGAGCGGGGGGAGCCGGAAGGATAGACCCAAGGGCGAACCCTCCGACCAAGCCAGCCGTCAGCGCGCCTGTGATGGCGGCGGCAGCGGAGATCGGGTCTTTCAGCAAGACGTTGGACTGGAAGACAGACGTAAGCGCGGCAGTCATGCCAGCCAAGCCCGGGGGAGGCGTTCCTCCGGGTACCAGCACGAGGGGAGCGGGCGGAGGGAGCGTAAAGACGGTCGGGATGAGGGGTAGGAGCGCGGTCCAAAAAGCAGACGCAGAAGCAGTAAGAGCGGCAGCCGCCGAAGCTGCCGTTCCTGTAGGCACGTACAGAGCCAGCAGACCCGCGTCCATCGCAGCCAGCGGAACCGAGAGACCGCCTGGTGGAATACCGGCCGTCGCCACCATCGCGCCAACAAACGAGGCTTCCCATGCGGCTTTGAATGCGGCCAACGCCGAAGCTGCGTCGGGCTTGGGCGGCACGAAGGCGAGAGCGAGAGCGGCAGGATTGATCGCCATCGCTACCTCAGCTTCACGAAGTTGGACTTGATCGTCGGAGTCGGCGGGACGATGGGCGGGCTGGACGGTCCCGTACCGGTCCCGTGCGTGTGCGTGGCAAGCCAGGCGATCAAGGGCTCGGCTATGGCGGCCGACAGGACGGCCCCGTCCGTCAGGAAGACGCCGCCGCTCTTCACGTTCACGTTCGGCGAGTTGATGTTGACGTTCTTGGCCGACGACAGGTTGATGTCGCCATTGTTGTTCAGATGAACGAAGCTCGCGCCTCCGGACGACTGGTCCATCAGCTTGATGCCATCCGCATCCATGACGACCAAGTTGCCCGTCTCGTCCTGTACGAGGATCTGCTTGTTGGTCGCGTCCAGAATGACCTTCGACCCGTTGATGCCGAGGAGCTGGACGGACCCATCTTTCTCGAACGAGATGAGCGACGCTTCTCCGGCTGCCGCAATCTCCTGCGCCGTCTTGTTTGGATCTGAAGAAGCCGCGTCACCAGAAGCCGGCTTGTGCCACAGAAGCCGGACCGTCTCCTTGCCCGGCTCGTCGTCGAACAGGAGCAGGTGGCCTGCTCGGGAGCGGTAGCCCCGACGCTGAGGTTGCCCGTCGGCGTACCTGAACTCCTTCGGACGACCGAATCTCGTTCCTTCCTCGGTGAACCAACCTCCCCAGTAGACCTTCGGCTTGCCAGCGTCGCCGAGATCGAAGTTCACCCAAACGACCGCGCCGACTTGAGGAGGATCGAACCAACCGGTGCGGTCGCCCGCTCCAGCAAAGGCCGGCGAGACCCACACGCCAGGCCCCTTGTCCGGCGAATGACCAACGTCAGGACACGCAATCTGAATACGACCGCGCTCCTCCTCGTCGTCGTTGCGAAGCACGTACGCACGGTAGATGCCGTAGTACTTCCGCAGCGACTTCTCTAAGCCTCTGTCCTTCGTAACGGCAACGAAGTTCTGGAAAGGGTCTAGCGCCATCCTTCAGGTCCCCGCGTTAGCGTCGGGCTGCTTGGTCTCCGAGTCCTGTCCGCCTGCCTCAGGTGGCTGCGCGTTGGCCTGCACGAGCAAGTTCTTGGCCTCGTTCTGCGTTCCATCGAGTACGGGGACCAGCGCGCCATTCTCGCTCGTGTTGGTAAACGCCTTGAACCGCGTGGAGTAACCGCCCCCGCCCAGCGTGTGCGTAACCTCGTGAACAGCGTAGTTTCCGTCGTACCGAGCACCCAGCCCCTCGATGGTTACAATCTCGCCAGGCAACAACTCCGGAACACCCAGCGTTTCGACTTCGATGGGAATACCGATCTTCCACTGGTTGACCTTCACCTCTGCCTGCGCCGTAGCTTTGGACTCCTCGGTAGGCTGATCGCCGACATGAGGTTCGAGACCCTCTCCCGTCTGCTCGTCTCCATCAGGAAGCTCGCCATCCGCAGCAGGAGCGCCCTTGTCGCTGTTCCCGACTCTGTTCATCGGTGCCGCACCCTCCGAGTCCTTGTCGTCGAACTTGATGGCGTACGGTTCCCCTGTGCGCTCGTCTATGCCCTTGTGGAACAAGCCTTTTACTGCGTTCGGTAGGAACAGCGCGGAAGCCGGACGGCTGAACGTGAGGATGGGGAATATCTTGTCCTGACTCTCTGGTCCGATCCTCCCGTCCCCAGGGAAAAGCGAGAACAGGTAGCGAGGCAACCCGTTCAGACGGGCATCCACAGGAAACACCTTGATGATGTCCTTGCGCTTACCCGCCTCGATCTTCGAGTCTACGTACAGCCAGCACAAGCAGTCGCGAGCGATCCTGAGAGCATTGAACCAGTTGCTCGCGTAGCCGAAAGAGATGTCGGACAGTTGCTCGGAGAAGCGTTCGGAAGCCACACCTCCCTCGGCGTCCACTTCCGAAAAGTCCACTTCGGAGTTAGGGAAAAGCAACTCCAGCCACGCCTTTCGGTTGCCCGTGAGCGTCAGCGCCTTGCTCTGTCGCGTCTCCTTCAACCCGATGCCTTGCGCCACCAGGGTTATGCCGATCTCGGTACCCGATATCGTCACGTCCGGCTCCAGGATGACGGCGGTGAATACAGGAGACGAAGCCAAGTGATCCCCTGAGGTGTAGCCGAACTGTACCTCCAGCATCGACTCGCCGACGACGATGAGGTTGGTGTTGAGCAGTTGGATCCCTTCGAGAAAAGGCATCGCCATGGTGACGGTGATTTTTGGGATCATCCCGAGACCAAGTTCGATCGCGAGTTCCGATACGTACGGCAACGAAATGGCGGACGAGTCGCTGACCTGTAGAGGCTGCGTCCAGAGAGGAACGCGGGTGGTAGAGCCAGGAGGGACGATCGCCACCTGCATGAGGTAGTTGGAGAAGTCGTACGATAGAGACATCGCCTACGCCTTCTTGAAGAGCTGCTGCTGCACGAACGCCTTGGACGGTATCCGCAGCTTCAAGCCATCGACCAAATGCACGGGCAGCAACTCGATGTCGTTCGCTGCCGCGATGACCCACCAGAGCCGGGCGTCCCCGTAGAAGCGCTGAGCCAAGAGATCGATGCGGTCGTTCGACTGCACCTGATAGTACTGGTCGTCATTCAGAACGGGCAGGTCAGGCAGCTCGTTGAAATCCCAGAACTCGACACCTCCCACGAGGGCCAGGTCGTAGAACCGAAGTCGAGTCAGTCGGCGTACCTTGACAGCCATGATGCGCTAACCCGTTCCCCTGGAGGTATCCCCAGGCATCTGATCTGCATCTATCAAGGCGGAGGTCTTTCGGCCGCTCTGGATGATGGCCTGCTTGACGGACTTGACTGGCTGCTGCGTACTCGACGCTGACTTCATGACGGCCCCGACGAGGGCGAGCTGGGCGCTAAGTTGCTGCATCTCGGCCCGGAAAATATCCTTGAAGCCGCTGCCTGGCTTCGTCCACCAATTCGGCATGTGAATGGCCTTGACCATCACCTGGAATTCCGGGGGCACGCCGGGCAGCTCCAACGTCTCAGCGGCGTCGGTAGCAACAGCAGCGTCTCCTGCCACCGCCGTCTTCAGGGCTTGAAGCTTGCTGAACTGCGCAATCGCCTTGGACAGCTCCAGCGTGATCTGAGACACGAGATCGGCCAGGTTCTTGGTCAGTAGGTCCGACATCTCGGCGATGCCGACGAACGTGTCCTTGAACCGCTTGAGCAAGATCTTGAGGAAGTCCTTGAAGAGGTCCAAATCCTTCTTGATGAACTCCTGCGTCTTCTTGACCGTCTTCTTGAAACCGTCGGCGAACGCCGTGGTGATGCCGTTCACCACGGCCTCGGCAAAGCTGTCGCGCAAGTGCGCGGCCAACTCGTCCGTCATCGTCTTCAGGACGGTGACGGCCTCGTCCATGTCGGCCGCGATGTCGGTCGAGATGGAGTTTCGGAACAGGTCGTCCACCCACTTGTCGATGGAGCCGAAGACTTCGTCGATCGTCTTTTTCCAACCAGTGAAGATGCCGATGATGGCGTTGATCGCGCTCTCTACCGCCAACTTGGCCTCGGAGAAGACGGTGGAGAAGAACCCGCCAACCGCTGCCCAGACTGGCTTGATGATGTTGTTCCAGGCTCCAACGACCACACCACTTATGAGATTGAAGATCGCGGTAGCGACCAGCAAAACGCCGTTGAACACCCCGGAGAAGAACGCGGTCACCCCGTTCCACACCGGCTGGATGACGTACGTCCAAGCGGCGACGAGTGCGGTGCCTATCAGCCCGACGACGTAGCTGACGACACCCCAGATGGCAGAGAAGAGACCGGAGAAGAATCCGACCGCCGCGCTCCAGACAGGAACGATCACGTTCTCCCACGCCCACTTGGCTGCGCTGGCGATCACACCGAACAGCCACTTGGCCAGACCGGCCACGAAGTTGAAAACCGTCTTCATGACGCGGAACCAGAAGTACGCCGCGAACGTCACGGCTTCCCACGCGGTTGTCGCCACGAGAACGAAGAGCGACCACATGAACTTGTAGAACTTGATGACCGGGTCGAACACCGAGATCAACGTAAGGACCGCCCCTTTCAACCAATCCCACGCCGCGCTGGCTCCAGCCTTCATGCCTTCCCACAAGCCACTGAAGAAGTCTCCGACGGCGCCCATCCACCTGGAGAACGTCGGCTCGAACTCGGCCCAGATGAACTTGATGTCCTCCCACGCCTGGATGGCGACGGCCTTCAAGTCGTCCCAGTAGTAGATGATCAAACCGATCGCCACCACCGCCGCCATGATGGTAGCGACGATAGGGTTGGCAGCCAGGAAGAGGAACGCTTTGCTCAACCCCGTCGCCGCAAGCGAAGCCAGGTTCATGAGAACCGGCAACCCTTTGAGCACGGCATCCATCACACGAAAAGCTGCCCCGATACCCTTGGCGGCCAACCCAACCACATCGAAGCCTAAGCCCAGAGCTTTGAGTCCCAACCGTACCGTCGTGAGGACACCGTCCGGACCTACCAGAAAGCCAAAGGCGGCTGCTCCGGCCATGAGCCCGCCAGAGGACCCGAACGTCTCCGAGACCTTGTCCTTGAGCGTCTTGCTGTCGTCAGACCAAATAGTCGAGATCTTGGCCCACCACCCCGATAGGTAGGTTTTGATCTCGCCGACAACGTAGTCGAACGCGCTCCGAAGCGCCGTTCCGATCTGACCACCAATTCGAGCAGCGGGGTCGTCCTTGGCTGTGGCCGGATCGAACTCTTTGGTGAGTCCGGCCCACACGCTACTAGCGAACGTCTTGATGACGGGCCAGACAGTCGAGAAGAAGTAGTCCTTGAGACGGATGAACGCGCTCTTCAATCCCTCGCCTATCCTGATCGCCAACTTCCCTGTGGCGGTAGCACCGGCCGACTGTTTCGGATCAAGAGAGGAGGTCAGTCCCCCCCAGAACAGCAAAGCGAACTCCTTGAACCGCGCCCACAGTATCCCGAACGACTCCTTCAGAGATTCCCAAATGCTGCCCATTATCATGTCGAACTTGCTACCCTCCATCGTGAAGGCCAGCATCTTGTCGATGTGCTTGTCCAGGCCCTTGAACGCCTTCTTCAACTTCTTGGGGAGCCCTTTCATCGCCACGGCGAACCGCTCCCCCCAGTAGTTTATGAGCGTCTTCCACGGATCCTTCTTGAACTCGGCCAGCAGCGCGTCTCGTTGTTTGGCCAGGTCTTTGGGGTTGCCAAACCGACCAGCAAAATCGGCGGTCACGTCCGATGCAAAAGTCTTCTTCAGCTTCTCCCCCACCTTGCTGAGAATCAGGAAGGCGGTGGCGGCTCCGCCAGCGACCGCCCCAAGCGGACCGAACGCGAACGTCAGACCGGCCGTCAGCGCGATCAACGGCGCCATGTTCTTGCCTATCATGCCGAGAATGTGGGCGTAGGGCTGGAGGAACTCGGGCAGCAGGCCCTTGGCGCCAAGCGCGTGTACGTCGGCCAGCGTACCGAGCAGCGCCTTGGTCCCTCCAGTCGAGGTCTTCATCGTCTTGGAAATTTCGCCGAACGCTTTGGTCGTGTTGGTGACGAAGGTCTGACGACCCTTGCTGATGTTGCGAAAGTTCTCGACGAACCCCTGCTCGGCCAGCTCGAACGACTCCTGGAGCGTACGACCCGTGCTGAACCCCTCCTTGCCGAGCTTGACCAAGCTGACGGTGGACTTCTCGACCGACGACATGGTCGCGAGCGTGGCGCTGTCCGCCTTCTTCATGAAGTTGATGAGCGGATCGACGCCCTCGATGCCGGCCTTCTCCAGCCTGGCCCGCATGAACTCCATGACCTTGCCAACGTCCGCACCCTGCGACTGGGCCGACTTGGCCATGTGCATCAGGCCCTTGACGAAACCAGACGGCCCCTCCGACATCTGCTTGAACGCGAAGTCGATGTCTCCCCCCGCGATAGCCAGCTCGCTCACAAGACCAGGCAGCTCCGTCTGCGTGCCCGCGTACATATTCTGGAACTCCTTCTGCGAGTTCACGATCGACTTGGCCAGCCCCATCGACATGCTGCGGGCCTCGTCCGCGGCAAACCCCATCTTGCCAAGCCCCGCACTGAGAGAAACGGTCTGTGAGGCGAACTCCTGTATCTGGACGGCGCTCAGATCACCTCCAGCTATCGCAGCCTTCGAGGACAAGAGACCGAGCAGCTCGGGCAACTGACCGATCGCTCCACTCACGTCGCCCGTCTGCTGTCCCATGGCCGTCATGCTGCTGATGACCTGCCCGATCTGTTTCTCGTCCAGCCCCAACTCCTTCCGCATGCGGATGAGGTTGAGCGACATATCCTTCGCGTTGATCCCGAAGACCTCCGACATCTGGGCGATGTCGGAAGCGGATGTTGCTCCGATGGCCCCCATCTCCTTCGTCGCCTTGGTCCAACCGACGATCGAGGCGGTAGCCGTCTCGGCTCCGATATTGAGCCCGATCGACATCCCGGCCGCCTGAGACGTTACCTTCTTCAGCGCGGCGCCCGTCAGCCCCATGTTGACGGCCGTCTGCTTGGAGGTCTTGGCTGCCGACACGCCCATGCTCTCCAGGCTTGTCGAGAGTTGGCCCGAGTCTTCCAGCAGGCTGCCGATACCGCTCTTGATCTTGCTCAGCATGCCGAGCGAGACGGCGCCGACGAACCCGGCCAGGCGGTTGACCCGCAAGAGGTCGTTCAGCTTGCCGACGATCTTCTGGATCTCTCCGAACCCGCTACCGATGTGCCGCTGGCTCTTGTGGATGTCGTCGGCCTTCTTCTTGAAGAAGAAGCTCCCCTGCTTCAACGTGTCCTCGACTCCCGTTCGGAAAGAGCGTCGGAACGAGAGCGTCTGCCCCTCCATCTTGGTGAACATCTTCACCATCGGGACGAACCCGGACGCCCACGTCTTGGCCTTGGCCGGGGAGAAGGCTTTATCCCCGGCATCGGCCATCACCTCAAAGCTCTTCGTAGCTTCGGTCGAGATGCCATCGAACGTGGATTGGAAAGCGTCCGTCGCCGACGGACCCATCTGACTGAAGTAGTCCTGGGCTCTGGCCGAGACTTCGTCGAACGTAGGGGCGGCAGCCGCCTCTACCGTCTTCATCGCCGCCTTGATCTCGGTGAAGCCGGCGGCGAACTTCTCCTGCATGGCCGAAAGACCCATGTCTTTGGCGCCGAAGGAAAAACCGATGCCCAATAAATTCAAACTCATGGCTGCGCCGGGTTCCGTGCTATAGGCTTCACATTATGGAACGCTGGCTCCCCATCCCAGAGTACGAAGACATCTACTCCGTGTCCGATCTCGGCAGAGTTCGGATCGAAGTGAAAAGACACAACATCCGCCGAGGAGCGATGCTCACCCAGACGCCGCAACGGGACGGCTACCTGCAAGTGGCGCTCAGTCGGGGGTTGCCGGAATACAGGCGCCTTGTAGTCGGCCGCTTGGTCCTCTTCGCCTTCGAGGGCCTGCCCCCAGAGGAAGGAATGCAGGCCAACCACAAGAACGGCGACATCAGCGACAACCGGCTGGAGAACCTGGAGTGGGTCACGCCGAAAGAGAACATCCAACATTCCATGCGCGTGCTCGGTCACGGCCGAGCAGGCGAGAAGAATCCGGCGGCCAAGCTGACCGAAGAAGACGTTCGGGCGCTTCGGAAGCGCGCCGCTGCCGGCGAGACCTACACGAGCCTCGGCCGAGCGTTCGACGTGACGAACGTGATGGCCCGTATGATCGCGACCGGCAAAGCCTGGACGCACGTCAGAGGACCGCTGCAAGGCAAACGCCCGGTCGGCCGACCTCCAACCTCGAAGCGGTGAGAGTAGGGACACGGCTACCGCTCTCCTCTCGTGAAGAAGAGCTGCGAGTGCGGGAACTCCCGCCTGGAACAGACGGCGACCATGACCATTTTCTCGACGACCGCGTAGTCGTCAGCGACGTGACCGAGACTTGGCTCGCGCCATAGCCGAATCATGCTCGGCTTGGCGTCGGCGCTCAAGGTCCGCCTTCTTGGTGATGAGCCGCTTGCGGCGGGTGATTGGCATGCCCATGACGCTTTCGTAGGACACGCCATTCCACAGCTCCATCAGGTAGAAGATCTCTTCTTCAAGTCCTTCAGGACCCGAGAGGGGAAGAAAAAACCGGCTTGCCCCAAGTCCAGGTCGCGGTCGAACTCCACGCCACAGCTAGGACACTGCATCTCCAGCGACGTGTCGAGCCCGCCCTCCACGCCCTCGAACGCCTGCCTGAGCGCTTCTCGATCGCGCATGGCGAGCGACTGCACGCCCAGCAACGTCGGAGGGAGGTCCCCTAGCGCGTCGAGCCTGGCCAGCATGGCGAGCGACAACGCCTCGGCCTTCGAGGCAGCCTTGGCCAGCAACTCTTCTTCCCTTCCGACGAGCGGGTGGAACCGAGCCTTCAGTCCAGAGGAAAGCGTCGTCTCGTAGCCACGCTGCATCGGGTTCGGCATCTTCACGAGTGTGAGATCACCGAGGTCGAGCGTGAAGATACCGGTGTACTCGCACTCCTTGTTCGGACACTTGTCCTTGAACGGGTACTCGTTCCCGAGCGACGTGCGACGGATGGCAAACATGAGGAAGACGCGGTCGCCGACCAGCAGTTCGGGAACGATGCCGGCCAACCGGCCCTGGTCCGTGATGTTGCCGAGTCTCTTCAGGCAGCCGGCGATGAGAAGCCCGACCTTCTTGTGATCGGGAACAGCCTTGGAGCCGAGCATGTCCTCCTCGAAGCCCCTGATTTCTCGAACCTCCACCTCCGTGTGCAAGACGCCGTCCGCATCCAGGTAGCCACACGGAAGCTCGAAAACTCCCAACGACCCTTTCGGGATCTCCAGGCGGGCCTGCTGAACTGACGATACGACGTGGTCCTGTACTGCGCTCATGTGTGCTTCTCCGTCCGTTTGACTCGTGGATCCGTCTCTTCTTCGTACACGCGGATCAGGGCCTTGAGAGCGTCCGTCACCGTCATGCCTCTGTCCGACACCGTCGTCTTGAACGTCTCATAGATCTTGCGATCCACCCAGACGTTGATCTTCACGTCGCTCCCGTTCTCCTGCCACTGCGCCAAGTCGTCGAATCGCTCGGCGTCGGTAACGAACTTGCCCATGAGGAAACGAACGAGGCTACCCGTGCTGGTAAACCCGTTGAGCGCCTTGATCTTGTCGTAGAGCCGACGGCTCACCCAAAAGTTCACCGGGCGCTCGGCACCGCCAGGAGAAGCGCGCGTCACCACCTCGGCCGCCATCTCACACGCACGACAGAGGGTCGTTCCGTTCTCCAACAGGAGTTTTCCTCCCGCCTCCAGGGGAACGATCATGCAGACCCGCACCTTGTGCGTCGAACCGCAGTTCGAGCACTTGTCGCGCGCCCGCTCCAGAATGGCCGCCTCCCACAGCCCGTAGGTCCAATCCGGCTGCCCCAGCAGCTCGACCACTACAGATCCGTCCGGCCCGGAAGGCTCGACCATGAGGATACGTTTACCTCACGACCGAATATCAGCCAAGACGAAAGTACCTCACGAACGAGTAGGCGGTACACCAATCGTGGTGTACCTAACGGCTACGTAGTCGCGACTCTTCGCGCTCGGCCACCCGCACGAGGTCTTGGTAGTCGGTGACGGTCCCGAGGGGGGCGGGAACCCGCTTCTTGCGGCGCTTGGGCGCCACGGTGGAGGGGAATGTCGCCCGGAGCGGGGCCGTGCCCATGGGGACGGCAAAGCCTCCCACGTTGGCGCTGGTCGTCGCTTCGAACTTCCGTCGAAGCGAGTCCACCAAGCCGAGGAGCGAACCGGTCGAGACCAGCACGACCTCACCCTACCGTCTGACCGTCGAGCCGTCCAGACCCCAACAGGTCAAGCGCTCAGGGCGATCTCCTCGAAGTACTCGCAAGCCAGATCCAGCTCCGCAACAGAAACGGCACTCGACGCCGCATCGAAGTCCCCGCTGGCCTTGTACCGGATCGGGATACAGTCGTGTAGCAGCCACATTTTGGCTGGAACGCGCGCCACCAGATCTGCCGGACCGATGTTCAGATTCAACCCGGTCGCTTCGGACAGGAGAGCCGTCGCACCTGTGAGACCGAGGAGATTCGCCGTAGCAATAGCTCCCTGCTCGGCCAAACCCGTCGCAATAGACGCCCCGATGGCAGTCGCAGCCGTAGCGGCCAGCGACTCCAAGAAGTTCGTACCGAGCGTGAACTTGGAGAAGTACTGGATCAGCAGGAGGTCTCGACGATAGGTCGGACCACCAACACGAAGAAGTGGAATGCCGATGTCGAAACCGGCCGTATCGCCGGTCACGCCCGCCAGCATCCAGCGCCAGAAGTCCGAGTCGTAGTAGCGGGTACCGCGCTGAAGCGTGATGGGCGAGATGTTGGCGCGCTTCAGCACCTTACGAGTGAAGTACCAGTTGCCTTCGTTGATCTCGATGACATCCGCCTGCATCTCTGGCGCCGTACAGGCCGAAAACCCGAACAGCGGAGTGAAGATGGGGAACGACAGCGGATCAGAAGGACCCAGGTCCATCAGCCAGAACGGGAAGCTGTGGAGTGGATCTAGGAGATGACTGCGGGCCACCCGCCCCTGCTACACCACGACCTCTTGGACCGTGAAGTACTCCATGGCGAAGTCCAGCTCCATGATCGAGATTTCGGAAGCGGTCGCGTCGAGATCTCCCGCCACCTTGTGACGGATGGGGAACGACTCGAAGCACCTGTAACGACGAGCCGGCTGGGGACCGTCACTACCGAGTGAGAACGTCTGAAGAGCCACACCTTGGGCGCGCTGCTCGATCGTCGGTCCACCAGAAAGCGCTTGCTCCCGATGGAAGTGGTCGATCCTGACGTTCTCCCGGTAGTTGCCGTTCTCGCCACCACCTTCGGCCGCCACTCCCGCCCACAACCAGAAAGACGAGTCGCCTCTTGCGACACCGCGCTGAAGCGTCACGTCCGACACGGTCGGGAAGCCGGCGAACTTGCGCTCGTAGACGAAGTTGCCTTCCCGATACGTCACCGGCTCGATCGAGATCTCGGGAAGAGAGCAGGAGGTGAAGCCCGCGGCCAGCAGGTCTACCTTGCGCGTCCCGCCCGTCAGGTACCCGTTGGGGTTGATGTCGTCGATGCTCACGTGGAACCGCATCGAGTGAAGGAAATCGGTAGAAACTGGACGGGCCATATCTGGATCCTCCTGGAGAGTACCTCGATGTTAGCGTAACGTCATCAGCGGGGCCAGCCCCTACAGCTCGGGCCTCAAGATCGCGACAACCTGAACGGCCACGCCGCTGTCGGACCGGCGTACGAACAAGCCCTTGGTCGGATCTGGCGTCGCCACCGTCGTCGTACCGGCCGTGTTGGCCTGCCTGCCTGTCGAAGCCGAGGATGACGAAGCCAAGAGCGCGCCACCGCCCCCGGACTGATCCCGAAGCTGAAGGCTCGAACCTCCAACCGCCGTCGTCACGTACGCGACGAAGTCGAGGACGCGGAACTTGAAGGGCAGACCACCAGCAGGCCACACCTCCACGTCGTCAGGCGACCCTCCCGCCCCAGCCGGGACGGCCTTGAAGACCGACACGACACCTCCGACCGGAAACGTGTCGGCCACCGGAGCCAGGTCCCCCGCCTCCACCGTCGAAGGGGGAGCAAGCGCACCACTCGCCACCTCGTCCGAGCTGTACTGAACCGACAAGGTCGCGAAACCGTCGGCGATGGCGCCCTGAAGCGCCTTCATGCGGGGCAGGTCGGAAGCCGAGCGTTCGACCTGCACGCTCTTGCCCGGCTGGATGCTGGTGTAGAGGTCGGACAAGTAGAGCTTGTCCAGCGAGATGTTGGTGATGGTGAGAGTCGCCATGTGTTCTGCCTACGTCCGTTCGAGTTGAGCCAGAGTCCGAGTCAGCGACCGATCACGTGATGACGCCGGCCATGTCGCACCAAGCAGAACAGGTCAAGTGATAACCCCTGTGGGGTCTCGCCAGTTCGTCCCGTCCGAGACGTTCGGGAAGAGGTCGTCCGAGTTGAAGATCTCGGTCCCGACCGGCACGAGCGTGGGGCCTGGCCGAGTCGCGTTCGAGTAGGTCGGCAGGATGTCGCCGTCGCCTGCCTCCTGGACGACCGCGATCGTGACCTTGCCGGCAAGACGCAGCTTCTTCAAGCTGATGTCGTTGTCGAGCTGGTCGGCCGTGCGGGAGAACGTGACGAAAGCCGCCGGAGCCAGCTCCTTGTACGCGCCCGTGAGGAAGAGACGCTCGGATGCGGTGATGTTGGTGACGGTGACCTGCATGACTTGGTACTCCTGTTAGCTGGGGATCTCGGTGGACTAGCTGCTGAGCGAGAGCTGGCTAAAGCGGAATCGCACGAACTCCGCCGGCTTGTTGGGCGCGGCCCCAACGTCGATGACGACCTGTCCGGCCTCGATCGAGGAGGCGTCGTTGTTGCTCTCGTCCACCACGACTCGGAACGCTTGCGACGGACTGCTGCCCGCGAACAAGCCCTGGTTGAACAGGTTGTTCATGAAGCCGTCGAGCTGGCCCTTGATCCTGGCCCAGAGCTGCGGCCCGTTGTTCTCGAACACGATCCAAGCGGTCGAGTTGTAGATGCTCTTCTCCAGGAACATGAAGAGCCGACGAGCGTTGATGTAGCGCCACTCGCTCTCGATCGCGATCGTCCTGACGCCCCAGACGGCCAGACCGGTCTGCGGGCTGGAGATGAGCGGGTTGACCTTGTTCGGGTAGACGAAGTCGCGGTCTCCCTGCGTCGGAATGGTTTCGAGCCCGAGCAAGAAGACGAGCGCACCGTCCACCGTGCCACCGGGCGACTTGCCCACGTTCCTCGTGACATCGGTCCGAGCGTAGATGCCGGCGATGTGACCAAGCGGCGGCATGGTGAGGGGCCGCCCATCGGCCAGTGGATCCGCCACCTTGACCCAGGGCCAGTAGAGAGCGGCGAACTTGGAGAAGCGGGCGAGGTCGAACCGGAACCAATCGACCGCTTCCTGCGCGTCCGAGCCGATCGGAACCGTCAGGATGATGAAGCGGTCGCCACCGGACGGCAGGTTGGCCCTCGACTGTGCGTAGTCGAGCAGGTCGCCCGTCACCGTCACGTCCCCGGCGAAGTCCGGGATGATGACCTGCATGATCTCGTCCACCTTGTCGAGCGCGTACACGCCCCGACTGGTGGCCTGGAGGGTCGGGTCGGTGAACTGGGCACGGCTGAACGTGCCGGACGTGAACGTGCCGTCGCTGCCGGTCGTGTAGTGAGCGACCGCGGCCGAGTCCGTGTACTGCTTGGCCGTGTCGCCGAACCGTTCGAGACGAGTCGTCTCCTCAGGATCCGTGTAGAACGCGGCCGTCACGACCGTTCCGCCCTTCACGCTCTCGGTTCCACCAGTCGAGATGGTCTTGAAGTTCGCGACGCCCAGCGTGTAGTTGATGCTGTTCGGCCCGATCGTCGTACCCGAGACCGTGATGGAGGTGGCGTAGGCCGGGTCCACGTCTCCCGTGAGCGTGCCGTTGCCGTCATCCGTGATGGTCTTGGTCGTCGAAGACAGCCCGCTCGTGTACGTGATGCTGACGGAACGCGGACCGATCGCGAAGCCCAGACCGGTCAGGAACGTCGGGAGCAGTACGGCGCCAGCACCACCGTTGTCGTAGGACTGGCCTCCAAGAACCCCGTCTCCACCACCAAACACAGTGGTGGCGGCGATGCCGCTCAGCGTGCGGAACAGACGGTTGCCCGCCGGGGTCGTCACGCTGATCAGGTCACTCAGCTCGTTCAGCACGTCCGGAAGGTACTGGGCGTGCGTCACATCGTTCGGGACGAGGGCTTCGAACGATTCGACGATGGCGAACGTGGCGGTCTCGGGGTTCAGCTCGGACACCGACACGTCGTAGCGGGTGTACGCCTGGGTCGCGGCCGTGAAGTAGTCGGCGTTGCCCTTGATCTCGACCCTCACATCGTTCGCCCACTCGCCTTTGCTGATGGGCGAGATGTCGAAGTTCTCGGTCGAGTAGGTCGCGAGGAGAGGAGCGAGGCTGTGCGGGATGAAGACGGTCGCGCCCGTCGTGAACGAGTAGGCACCCGTGGACGAGTTGATGAGACCGGGAGCGGCCAGCGAGCCGACAACTCCATCGTCCACCAGCGCGCCTGCACCGTCGTCCCGGATCTTCCTCGTCGTCGAAGTCGGCGTGTAGTCGGCGACGAACGAGATCGCCACCACCATAGCGCCGGGGATGTCAGTACCGGCGAACTTGACCGAGCCCCTGCTCGTTGCGTGATCGAACGAGACGACCGATCCCTGCCCGTTCGGAGCCGTCGTCGTGACGGTCCCGCTGACAGGTGCGGGGATGGCGATCGTTCGGACGCCGCCGCCGTCTGGGTCCCACTTGACCGACACGGTAGCGGGCACGACGATGAACTGCTTGAGGTCGCCTTCGGCGTTTGCCGGTAGCGTCGTTCCGTCAAGACGGAACTCGTAGTTGGCCGTACCGCTGACGAGCGTCACGTCGAGAGTGTCGAGCCGGTTGCGGACACGATCTCCAACGACGGCCGTGACGGCTCCGCGCCACCGAATCTTGACGCCCGGGTTGGTCAGCCCGTTGTACTCGATGAGAGGAGAGGCGCCGGCCGAGACCTCCAACTGCGTCGTCGTGGACAGCTTGGAGAACGCAACGACCACACCGGTACCGGTTTCGATCTGCTGGTCGTACCGCTTGGTCTGGAGGTCGGCGTCAGCCAGGATGGCGTCACTCGGCACGACCCGAACGACGAAGGCCCGACGGCCTCCGTTGGCGAAGAACGCCAGCATGGAAAGAGGAGCGAACGAGTCGGCCGAGAGTCCGCCGAACGTCTTGTTGAGCCGCTCCTGCGACGTGATGAGGGTCGCCTCATCCGTCGGACCCTTCGGGAAGAAGCCGACGATGCCCATGTTCGAAGTCGAGACCCCCGGAATCGTCTGAACGGACGACGGGATCTCTTCGATGAACACGCCTGGCGAGAGAAATTCGGCCACGGGATACCTCCAACGACGGTGAGACTTACGAGGGGACTACGAAACCTGAGTGCGGAACAGATCGTCCGGCTACTTGCGAGCTGGCGATGCCGCGCGTCCTGGCTTCGGCGACACACCCGCGGTAGGTGCGGTCGCCTCCTCATCGGCAGGAGATGCCGAGGTCTTCACCTCTGCGTCCGATTCGGCTTCTGCGACGGGAGAAGGCTGCCTGAACAGCAGACCCTTCTTGACCGAACGCATGACCGAGACGGTCGTCTCGTCTGGGCCTTCCAGATCAAACCACGTGTTGCCCGGAGCTGAGAACGCGCGTCCGCCCGTGAGGGTCAGCGCGACGTTTCCACGACCACGGTTGTAGTAACGGCCCATACGACACCTACCTTATAGCTGCTTGAGGGTGAGGGTCAACGGTTTGGTGACGGTGCGGACGACCTGCGGGTCGAAGAGGTCAAGCTCCGCTTCGACACGAAGGGTTACACCAAAACCGATTACACGTTCCGAGATCTCGGGGTGATCGTCCAGCACGCTCGTCCCCTCCATGAAAGCGAAGTAGAGCCGCAGATCTCCCAGGCTGTCCTTCACGATGACGCGAGAGTAGGGAGCGTACGTCCTGAGAACGTGGTGGAGGACATTCTGCACCTGAGCCCGCTGCCCCAGCGCGCCCCGGTAGTGGGAGAGAATCGAGATCGTGTAGGTGATGTCGAACGGGACGGCCTGGAGCCCGATCTCTCGACGGTCGTAGCCTGCTTTCCCCGAATGGACCGTGTTGTCGGTCGGGAGCTTGACCCTCTGCGAGGTCTTGGCTGGAGTAGCGTAGGTCTCGTGATACGAGTGCCAGCGCTCGTTGGCCGGGGCGATGTCGTCCCTCCGGATCATGATGACGGGCAGGACGTACGACTTGAACTCGGACTCGGGGAACGAGAAGGTGACGAGCACGCCTGGTTTGCCAGGAGGAGCCTCGACGTTCGGCATGACCAGCCAGTAACGCTGGTCGATGATGTGGGCGCCTAGCGTCTCGACGACGCCCTGGTCGAAGTCCCGCAGCGTGACGATGCCGGGCTGGTCTTCGCCCCGCTCACGGCGTGCATACGCCGCACGTGCGGCCGGAGTACTCGGATCTTCCTGGTAGTGCGGCACCTGGCCTCACCCCGAGCCTACTTCTTCAGCATGGCGCGCGCACGACCGAGCACGTGCGAAGAAAACTGCACGCTCTTGGCCTTGCCCAGCCAGATGGCGATCTCCTCGGGAGCCGCGCTGTCTTCCGGCATGTCCGGGACGAGGCCGTCGCGAGCGAGCTGGGAAGCGGCCGAGAACACGAAGTTCATCGCCTCGTTGTCGTTCTTGCCGTACTCCAGGACGAGGAGATCGGCGATGTCGGTGAGGTACTGGTCGAGCGTGTCGCTCGCATCCGACGGGTTGATGGCCGCACCCGTGCCCGCTTGCGCTTCGGTGCCCGCATCGGTGCTGTCGGCTCCGGTGGGACCGAAGGCCACGGCATCGTCGTCGCCGCCCTCCTGTTCGAGGGTCTGACGGATGTCTTCGAGCACGCGGTTCACTCTGGGGGTCATGTCGTTGTCTCCATCGGTCACTTGCTCACGCGAATTCCAAGACGCTTCTGGAACCCGATGAACGATTTGGCGTCGCTGGCTTTGATCTTCTTGATGCGCTTCGGCCACTTTTGCCAGCGCTGGAACTCTGACTTGATCAGAGTGGACTTCAGGTCCTTCTCGCGTTTTAGCATCTCTCGAAGCCCGCGCTTTTGCAACCACAGTAGTGCGGGTCGCCAGTGGGCCTTTGCCTTGGTCGTCCCCAGCCCGAACTCCAGCTTGACGGCGTCGAGCGCGATGTCGGGCAACGCTTCCAACCCCCGAGGCGCGACCAAGTCCTGATCTCGACGAATACCCCGGACGCCCAGCTCATTCAGTGCCCGGGACCATTCGGGCCGACGACGACGAAGCTGCTCCGACACACGTAAAACCTCACGTTTCGCCACCTTCCTCGAAATCAACGACGCCTGCTTGGGACTCGGACGAAACGGCAACGTGTCGAGCGTCCAAGGACTGAAGCTGGCCAGCACCTCGATCTCGGGAAGCGTTTTCCGGCCTCTTTTCCGCGGCCTTACGTAGAAAAGCATGCGCCGGCCATCCAGCTTCGTCACGCGCTTGGCCTTGGGATTCACCCGGACGGCGAACGCATCCTCGTCGGCCCCGACCGGCACCTGCACGACCTCCAAACCCCTCCGGTAGATGGCGTAGGCCGGGTCCGACGGAATCCGACCCGTCAGGTTGGCCAACAAATACTCGGTTGCGAGGTAAGTGAACTGAGACCTCAGCTTCCTCGACCGCTCGCCCCACTCACGGAACAGACGCTCGGGGTCCTTGATCTTGTTCGACCCGAGCGAACCGCTAATCGACACCGTTGCCATCGGTCGATTCCTCCGGCTTGACGCCCATCAGTTCGAGCGGGCGGAACTCCCAGCCGTAGCGATCGGCCCACTCCTTCTCCGTCTTCAACATGGTGCCGAGCAGAGAGTTTTCCTTCGGCAGCGCGTGCCCGGCCAAGTCCTTCAGGTCGATGCCAAGGTAGTTGGGCTCGGTCTTGGAGAGGTCGGGCATCGGCACGGCCGTGATGTCGCCACGCTGCTCGCGCAGCCAGCTCACATGCTTGTCGCAGATTCCGATCTTCCTCAGCGCCAGCCGCTTACGTACCGTCATGACGGCGTCCGCACCACAGACGAAGCAGAAGCGACCGAACGCCTCCTCCGTCATGAGACCGCGGTACTCAGGGAACGTACGATCGACCAGAGGCGAGCCGCACGTCGAAAGAGAAGCGCAGCGGTCTCCATGAACGCCGCGCTCCCGAGCCTGCCAGTAGCGCTCGCACGACGCACAGACGATCGACAGCCCGGAGGCCGACGCCGCCTTCATCATGTCGAGCGTGATGGGCACTACAGACCTTTGCGTATCTGCTGGACCGCCTGCTTGGCTCGACCCGCCTGCGCGCCCATCTTGCGCAGCTCGCGCATCAGATCGGCCGGATGCGATGCCGCCTTCTTCAGCAGCTTGACGACACCTTCGGGTCCTTCCTGATCGAGCAGCCCCGTCGTCTTGGCCGACACGGCGATGCCGCTCAGGAAGGCGGCCATCTTCTCGTCGGCCGCCACTTCGGTCTCGCCCGCCTCTTGCTCACGGATGACACGACGACCGTGGGGCCAGAACTCTTCTACGATGCGCTTGGGCTTGGACATGCTTGCTCCTACGTCTGGTTGAGAACTCGACGTTCAGGCGTGAACTCGGAACGGCGCTTGACCGTCATCTTGAACCCGTCGAAGTGCGGGTTGTCGAGAGGATGCCCGTCTTCCTGCGATTCGAGAACGTCAAAGTAGTAGCCGGCGTTCGGGATGTCGTGATCGACTCCCTGAGCGAAGCTATCGAAGTGAGGGATGGGCCAGATGCGAAGCACGTCCCCTTCCTTCGGCACCTCCTCCATCTCGCTCTCCTCCACCATCAGACGGGGGATCCAGATGTTCCCCGAGTAGAGGATGCGGGCACCCTCCTCCTTGGACTCGAACGCCTGCTGGGGCATCTCGACCCACGCCTTGAACCGGTACGGACCGAGCCACTCGCGCCGCTCGGGCTCGTTGTAGAGGGGGTCGAGCTTCGTACGAACCAAGTCCTGCGACCAGTAGTCGATGGTCGTCCCTTCGGCCTGCACCTGCTCGGCCGCCCAGCAGGCGAATAGCTCTTCGTTCTCGCACTCGAAGTCGAAGACGCCGGCCGGTTCGACCTTGCGGCGAACGTCCAGCCGGATGGGCTCGACCTTGGCGCGTCCAAACGTGTGGGCCATTCTGGATCAACCCGTGGAGAAAAACATCGGCATGCCACTCAGCGTGATCTCTTCGTTCAGCTTCTCGATCATCTCGTCCGATTTGCTGACCAGCAAGTCCACGTTGAGCGTCTGCTCGCCCTGAGCACCGGGGAACGAGCTGTACTTGCCCCGCACCATCGCGAGGTCGCGCATGGCCAGGGCCAGTGCGTAGCGCTTGACCAAGTCGTGATCGCGTTCGCTCAAGTCGTCCAGGTTGAAGACGCTGGAGTTGAACTCGATGATGGCCCGCCTCATCTGCTTGGGTGTGGGCGAGATGAAGAGGCAGCGACCCCTCTGCTGCCAGTCCAGCTCGGCCGACAGGATGCGCTTGGCCGTCTCGACGTACTGGAGCGTCTGCGTGTAGCTGGAGTAGAGGCCGATGCTCTGAGGCGCGGCGAACACGTCGTACGGCACCTTCTCGTCCAGCAGGAGGAAGGGCGAGAAGATGAGGCTGATGTCAGACTGGGGCGCCTCGAAGATCACGTCCAGCACGACGTTGACCTCCGGTGCCAGCGTGTACTCGACCTTGCCCGGCAACGTGACGAGCGCGCCCAGGCGGTAGACACCCTTCTTGGCGGCGAACCAGCGGACGGCCGACTCGATCGAGTCGTCCAGATGCTCTTGCGTCAGCTCGACCTTCCAGAGGGGCGCACCGAGACGGCGGAGGATCCACTTCCACAGCTCCTCCCGGTTCATCACCTTCGAGACGAAGGGCTGGCCCTCCGACTCGATGTTCTTGATGGCCTGTCCCGACATCTAGGGACCCGTTCTAGCCCTCGACGAGAAGCTGCCGGCCGGGAAGCCGCGGAACCTCCGTCAGGAGCTTGCGGCCCTGCACGTCCTCGACTTGGTGGGTGCCGCACTGGAGGCACTTCTTCGTCCGGGTCTTACCGTCGGCCGACGCCTCGACGATGAGGCCGGGCTTTCCGCAGGATGGGCACGTCATGTCCGTCGTCATGGTTCAACCTCGCTTCCGGCGAGCTTCCGCTCGCTTGAGGAGCTTAGCCGACTCGTCCGGGACTGTCGCGTCACCGGTCGAAACGACCGGTTCTGCCGCCGGAACGACCTGCACGCCATCCGCCGACAGCATGACGGAGCCGCCTTGGCCATCCTCGATCGTCACGTGCGACTCCGTCACGATGACACGCCCGCCCGCGATGGCGCCGTTCTTCGGCATGGGTGGGGAAGGGGCGGGCGCCTCCAGGATGCGTTCGAGGAGATGGGGGCAGAAGCGGGCGAACTCGCCGCCTTCCAAGATCTGACCTGGGACGACCCGTCCCACCTCGGGCAGGACGACGTAGTGGAGGTCAGCGCGCTTACGGAATCTCGGCATCATCGAATTGGTCTTCCTCGGGTGGCTTCAGCTCGGCCGGCAACTCGACGCAGTCCTCGGCACGATCGGGTTGTCGTGCGGCCCGACCCTCCAGCGCCTCGCACAGGCTTGAGCACGCTTCCATCGCTTGGCCGGCCGCCTGATGCAGCAGTTTGAGCGTCTGGCCCAAGCCCTGAGCCGCCCGATAGGCGCGGCCCCGGTCCGTCTGCATGGCGGGGACTTCCGACGGATCGGACGGGTCGTCCGTCCCGAGCGACGTGTCGGCCGACTCGGGCGGCGTGACGGCCGAACCATCGTCCCGTTCGTTCGGCGGGTCTCCCGGATCGTCCGACAGACCCAACGTCCGCAACTCGCTAATCACTCGCTCGGCCGTGTTCATCCTATCCCGTTACCACATTGTTGGGGGTTCGTCGCCAGCGTCTTCGGCAACCCCTTCTCCCCCGCACCAGAAGCTCCCGGCAGGTGCCGCAGCAAACGGCTGTACTTCCGGTCCAGTCGGGTAGCTGGCGTCGATCCTTCGTACATGCGCCGGGTCACACTTGCGGCCACCTCGCCGGAGAACCAAGCCGCCTTCGCGCAGACGTACGCCTCCTTGTCTTCTGTGAGCCACATGGTCTCTCGAACGTGACCAGGCTGCCCACACAGAGGGATCAACCAGTCGAAGAAGTACGGCGACCCACACGTAAAGTTCACTGCGTCGCCATTCTTCGAAGCGTGCCCGTCGCCATCGAAGTAGCCGCGGATGAAGTGCCAGACGAGCTTCTCGTCCGTCAGGTTGGGCGGCTTCAAGATGAGCGACTTGCAGTTCACGATGTTGTAATGGCGCTCCAGATCTCGAACCCACTGCGTGCTGCACACCGACAACCAACTGTAGAGCCTCCCCGTATTGTTCGGCCTGACTACGATCGGTTGCTCCAACCCGGCCGCTTCTTTCAGGCTCCGCAGGATGCACTCGTCCTTCGGATGCACACCGAAGCACAACGCGCGTCCCGTCTTCGTGACGTAACCGTCGGCCGCGATGAAACCGGCGAAGTAGGCACGAGCCGGATCCACCTCAGCAAAGAAGTCACGGTCGCACGTGTAGATCGGATACGCCGAAGATGGCCGCGTCGGGATGCCGGCTTTGGCAAACTGGTGCTGTATGGCGGCCCACGTCGTGTCGAACATCTCGGCCACGTCACGAAGACGCAGCCTCGGGTTCTCCAGATACACACGAGCCGCTTCCAGAACCGGTACGGTCGAAGGAGACGCCTCCTTGTACGTCCGAGTCTTCACGCCAGCCAAGCGCAGCGCCTTACTGACGGCCGGCTGAGTCATGCCAAACTCGGCCGCCAACTGGGCCTGCGTCAGAAAGATGCCTGCCGCCACCGCCTCCTGATAGCGGGCCACCAGACGACCGCGTTCTTCAGGATTCAGGTACTTTCGTGCCTTCTCGTGGTGACTGCCCTTGATCCGTCCCATCCTTGAATTATAAGGACGTGTAACCAGAGGAGCAAGCAGCCGGCAGCACAAAAGCAGAACGCCCGGGGAAACCCGGGCGTTCGCCGCCTTCAGCCGACGAGGGTCAGCTAAAGATTGAGCACGCGGATGCTGCCGTAGAATTCTGGCCGCAGCATCTTTTTTGCGTAACGAGTTCTCAGCCCCTTTCGGAAGGAGAAATCGTTGGGGTCCATGAAGGTCGGCGTGACCTGGAGGGGGATGTAGGGCGCCCACACGAAGCCGCTGTCGAGGTAGCTGGCGCCCTTGAGGCCGATGAGCATCTGGTCGCTCGTGAAGAAGGGGTCCTCGTAGATGAGCCACTTGTTCATCAGCGTGCCGGTCTTGTAGATGCTGAACTGACCGTGCTGGGTGAGGGGGCGCGGCATGTCGGCCGGGCCGTACGGGCTCTCGCTGCCCGAAACCCACAGCGGCCGGAAGTCGCCGTGCGTCGTGAGCTGGGTGAGGAGGGCCGAGATCTCGGGGCTCGTGACGATCCAGTTGGCGGGCGCACGCAGCGTCCGCTTGTGGATGAGGTTCGAGACCGTCGAGATGGTCGTGATCATGGCTCGCAGGTGGTCCAGCTCGTTGATGCCGGCCGGGGGGACCCGGTCGAACGTGCCGGTCGTCGTCGTCGCGGAGGCGAACAGGTCGGAGATGATCTCGCGGTCGATCTCCAGCGCGATCTCCTGGGCGATGGCCGACACCATCTCGGTCTCGGCATCGACGCCGTGGAACGCGCGGAGGTCTTCCGCCGCTTCTGCCGACCACAGGGCCTTCAGCCTGCGGGGCACCGCCTCGACAGGCGCCTTCTTCACGTCGAGGTTGATCTGAGGCACCTTGTTGCTCAGCTCGCCGTCGTAGAAGTAGAACACCTTGAGCGGGCTACCCGACAGCGGCGCCACCGTGAACTTGAAGTTCGTGAGGGCTCCGTTCGAGTAGTTGATGGTGCCTGACGTGACGGCTCCAGTGAAGCCGCCCGCCCCGTTGTCCGTCGCCTCCTGGATGGTCGCGCCAGTCGTCGAGTTGATCTCCCGAACCACGACACTGAAGCCGCGGGACGTGTCGAGCGGACGAACCGGCTGGAACGCCAGGACGGCAGCGAGGGCCGCGCCCGCACCACCGAAGTTGACGCCGTTGCCCGTTGCGAGCGGCTCGCCGTTGATGAACTCGGACGAGTAGTTCCGATCGAAGTCGCGGGGGAAAACTGCCCCCTGCGTCGTCGGCCCCTTGGTCGTGCCGTACACGTAGTCGAGGAAGAAGACGGCCCCGACCGGTGCCGTCATCGGCTGGACCGACACGATCTCGTTCGCGATGAGGTTCGGGAAGACCCGACGCAGCACCGGGAAGATGAACTTGGTGAACGAGCCGACGTTGACCGTCCGCGTCTCTTCGTTGAGACCCTGGAGGTACTGGCTCTGGTTCTCCATGAGAACAGCCGTCACTCCGAGCATGTAGCGATCGTGGTCGGAACGATCGGGCATGCCCTCCAGAAACTCTTTCCACTTGCGGACGAGAGCACCGACGTAGCTCTTGTCAGCAACCGATCGACGTGCATCCTCGTGAAGAATCGTACGGGCTTCCATTTGACTTTGATCTCCTGCTCGTTCGCTCGCTGAAGTTTTCTTCTATCACAGATCTCAGGACTGCGCGCGGGGTGCTCTCATACCGGAGAGCGCACGCAGTGTTCCGAGATCCACTCCGAGTCCGTTGTAGTCTGCACTACCTCGGGACGAAGTGGAAGGCTTCTCCTCATTGAGAGGAGTCGATCCCTTGCCGCCCTTGAGTTTCGCCCTCACCCGATTGCGCGTCTCTTCGAGATCGTCGGCATCGAGCGCTGGCTCCCTCTGGGCTTCGAGAAGGTCGTCTACCTCACTCCTGGTGGAAGGTTCGGCCTGCTCGATGAGCTTCCGGACCTTGGCCGCCTGTGGGTGCTGAGCGAGGCGCTGCTCCGCGTACACCTGGATGCCCAACAGCTTGTTGGCTTCCAGCGACTTCTCCAGCGCTTCGGTGAGCTTGGCGATGTTGTCCTGGAGAGCCCGACTCTCGGCCGCGACCCTCTCCTTCTCCTTGTCGGCCGCCTCCGCACCCTTGGCCGCTTCCGTACGCTGGGCCTGGAGTTCGGCGCAGATGCCCTCGACCCGGGACTTGAGAGACTCGGCGTTCTCGAACTGGTGAAGGTCGCCGAGCGCCTGGATGACCACACCCTTGTCGGGGTTGCCGGACAGCGCCCGCTCCAGGAAGAACTTGTAGCCAGCCTCGCGGGCCAAACCGGCGAGCTGCTCGATCTGCCCCATCGCTTCCTTGAGCTTGAGGTCCCGCTCCTTGATGGCGTTGTGCAGACGACCGATCTCCTCGTCCTTCGTCTGGACGGCAGCCTGCGCGTCCTCCGGGATGACGAAGGGACGGAGCACGTCCTTGATCGCTTCGACGGCCGCCTTGGCCCGACCCACCGCCGGATCGGACAGCATTTCGGCGCGAATGCGCTCACGCGCCTCTGCGCTGAGCTTGCCGAGATTCGAGAGGATGTCGCGCTCGAACTGCTCGGCCTGAGCCGAGCCGGCGTCGTCTTCCTTCTCCTTGTCCTTCACGTCCTGCTCGACACGAGCAGCGAACTTCTTGGCCATCTTCTGATCGGCCTCTCTCTGAGCCTGGGGTTCCATGAACAACGTCTCCTTGCCGCTCTTGCTGCTGCTCTTGCTGCTGCTCTTGCTCTCGCTGAATACCTCAGGATAGGCCGTGCTGTCAGCGGGCTCCGCCACGAAATCGAACGTGACGAGATTGTAGTCCTCTTGGACCACCTCTTCACCTTTTTGATTCGACTCGGTCGATCCGTAGCCCCGGGAGCTGACGCCCACCTTGGCTCCGGCCTTCAGCATGGCCTTGAGATCTTTCCCCCTGGCCGTGTCCATCACCTCGGCCTCGCCCATGACGAGACCGTCGTCCATCACCTGCAAGCCGGTAAGCAGGTGGGACGCGCGGGACAGCATGGTTCGACCGTCCTGAGGGTGGTCAAGTTCGCCAAATACGCGGCGATCCCTCAGCGCTGCCGCCATCTTGCGAATCTCCCGAAGCCACAGGCCCTTCGGGTAGACACGCTTGTTCTCGGTCGCCACACCAGACCGGGCGAACTCTCCGCGCACCACGATCTTGCCGCCGTCACCACCGTCTTCGACGAGCTGAAGACGGATGGGGAGCGAATCCACAAGCAGCTTCCCCTTTGGGCGCTTGCTCATGTCTTCCGAAATCTTGCGCTGGTTCATCAGTACCTTCGAGACCTGAACATTCCCCTGAATCCGGTGGCCTTGAGGCCCGAGTCTGCGGTGAAGAACCGCTCCTTCTTGTGCCGACGCTTCTTGCTACCCAGGGGGTTGGATACTTCCTTGGTGAATCCGATCACCTCTTTGCGGCCTGACGAGTAGGCGGTTCGACGAAGCCGCCATGCTTCGACAGCCAGGGCTCGGGCTACTTCTTGCCCTTGCCCTTTCCGGCTTTTCCCATCTTCCCGGCCATCAGCTTCTTCTTCTTGCCGAGAACACGGCGAAGCGCCTTCTTCGCTTCCTCGACCGCCCTCTCGTCAGCAGGCTGACCGTAGGGGCTTGGCTTCTTCTCTTCGCCCTCGGCCTTCGGTTCTTCCTCGTCGTCGTCCTCGTCGTCGCCTTCCACGCCCTCGGGACTGACGGGTGGGGTGGCCGGCTCGTCCTCGGGCTCTTCGTCGTCGTCCTCGTCGTCACCCTCGGCCGTCGGCTCTTCCTTCTCCTTGTCGTCACCAGGCATCTCGTCGCCTTCGGCGGCCGGCTCGTCCGGCATCTTGTCGTCCGGCTCCTCGTCACCTTCGGCCGCGGGCTCTTCCTTGCCCGTCACGTCGTTGTAGAGCTGGAGAGCGTCGAGCAGCTTGGCCATCAGCTTCTTGAAGAGAGCATCGACCTGAACGTCGTCCTGCTCGGTCGCCATCTTGGGATCGTCGGTCTCGTGACCGGGCTCGTGCGTCTCATCCGCCTCTTCGCCAGGCGGCGTGTCGAGCGCGACGGCCATGTCGCTGGCCTGCTCGCCCAGGCGCTTCATCGCGCCCGCCACCTTGTAGAGCGTGCCTTCCGACAGACCCATGGCGATCGAGTTGAACCGCCTGGACAGCATCTCGGAGACGACCGCCACGTTGGCGAAGCCCTTGATCTGTTCCTGCCGCTTCGCTCGGTGGATACCGCCGATGATGTCGTTCACTTCACTCAGCAGCTTGGCCACGCGAGACGTGGGAGCCGAGTCCTTGGCGGAAGCCGCACTCGTCCGGGTCTTGCTCTCGAAGATCTGGCCCTTCGCCAGACGGTAGACGCGCTCGGTCCGGGACTCGGTCTTGGGCTTGGGCTTGGGCTTGGCGGGAGCAGGCTTGCTCTTGGTCTCGGCCACCGGCTTCTTCCCGGACGGCTTGCGACTCTCGACCGGACCCGGAGTCACGGCCTCGTGCGACTTGAGGAACGAGCGAGAAAGCGAAGCGACGTAGTCCTTCGCCGCCTCCACGTCCTCGTCCGTCGGCTCCTCCTTCTCGTCATCCGCCTGCTCGGACTTCGGCTCCTTCTCGTCGTCGTCATCCGTCTGCTCGGACTTCGGCTTCTCGTGCTTCGCCTTCTCGGCGGCATCCGCTTCGCCGGAGTAGCCTCCCTCTGGAGAGGGCTTGGGCGCGTCCTTCTCGTCATCCTCCGTGAGGAGGCCGATGGCGCGGAGGTCTTCTGCAAGGGTCGTGAGTACGGCGGGGTGACGCATCTCTCTACTTCTCCTACTAGGCAGCTTCTTGTAGCCGCTTCGACATCGTCTCGATGAACTGGCCTGCGATCTCGTACTCACCAAACCCCGCGACCAGCGTGTCGTAGAGGCGGGCGAGACTTTCGATCTTCATGATTTGCTTGGGAGCATCTCCGGTGATCTGAGTCAGCCTGCGGAGATCCGAAATCAAGTCCTCGGTGAAGGAAACGAGCGTTGTGATCGATTCCTCAGCCTTGAACTCCTCCGACCTTATCACACGAACCAGCGTCCCGTAATGCGACTCAACCAGATCGAGTAGAGACTCTACTCTAGTTGTGAGGTACCCGAAGTCGGACTGGAGCAGATCGGCGTATCCGATCCTCTCGCTCTCCTGAAGCGTACCGTCGTGAAGCAGCCGGAACTTCGGACGGGGACTGGAACCGAGCACCTGCTCGACGGCCGTCTTCCCCAGCACGTTGTAGATGCTGTTCCTTCGCTCCTTGAGAAGGAGACGCCACGGTCGAGACGCCTGGTAGGCCGTGACCAGCGCCTCGACGATCTTGTCGTCGTTCTTGGCGGGGCGCGCGTCCACATAAGGGGCGACCTCGGCGATGAGCCGCTGGGCCTCAGAAACACGGCCTTCCTGCCAGGACCGCACGGCACGACGAACTTGTGATCTAGCGTAGTCCTCGACCGTGTCCTCGGAGAACGCCGCTACCCGGACGGGCTCGTGACCCGTCAGCACGAGGCTGCCATTCTCCGCACGCTCGAACTTCACACGCGCCACTTCTCCGTCCTCCGACAGAACGAACGCAGAGGTGGGGAAGGTCCCGACCAAGTCCACCTCGACCTGGCGACCGAAGAGGCGAGAGGAGTTTTCCTTCACCAGGCTGTGAACCTGGCTAACCACGTGCTCGTAACAACCTTCGGCGAGACGCCGAAGTTCGCTGGCAGGTATGAAGCGTCCCGACGCCACTGCCTCGAACTTAGCTACCGACCGAGATCTCTGTCAACTACCGCTTGGAGACGGTGGCGAGGTCGGAGACCATGTCCTGCAAGTCACGCAAGGAACGACGCAGCTCGGCGTCGTTGCGGAGCGTCTGCTCGAACCGGTCCTCTGCCCGCTTCTCGTTGTCGGATCGGTGACCGGCAAACAGCTCGCGCTCGGAAATTCCCCTAGCGCCGCCGTTCAAGCGCGGACGGTGAGAGAGCATAGGTGCCCCGTTGCTCCTGGATCGGCTGGACCCGACAACAGGGGCGCCACCGACCGCGATGTCGGGGATGCCGGCTCCTGGGGGCTCGGCTCCTGGGGGACCCGCCGCTGGACCACCGGGAGGCTGCGCTATCTTCTGCGCCTCCATTTCGGCCTTGGCTGCCCATACGGTCTGATCCTTCACGTCCTGCTCGCGCTGGCGAACCAGCACGTCGATGTCCTCGTCGCTCATCGAGAAGACGTTCTTGTAGACCCAGTAGAGCGAGACGAAGTCCTTCATCCGACCGGCAAGGTCGGCTCGGGCGTTCCTTACTTCGAGCTGCGCCAGCTCGAAGATGGAACTGGGGACGGTCATGCGGATGTCGTAGTTCTGTGCGTACGGGTCGAGTCCGAGAGCAGCCAGATGGACGCGGCAGATCTTCTTCATGCCGTTGACCAACTCGCGTTGCACACGAAGAACAGAGCGCGCGAAGCGCACGTCTTCCGACGAAAGAATCGAACGAGCCGTCGTCTCCTCGTACGTCAGATACGCCTTCGGGATGCTCAGAGCGGCGAACAGGTGATTCTGGAAGTACTGGATGTCCTCCATGTGCTGCCACTGCGGCGCACCCAGCACGTCAATCTTCGTTCCTTCCTGCCCTTGGCGCGTCGGGAGGAAGAAGTCCTCGTCCTGACTGTTCTTGATCACGACACCAGATTCGAGGATGACTTCACCGGCCTCGTCACGCAGACAAGCTGAGAAGTTGTGCCAGACCTCCACCGTCATGCAGAACTGGTCGGCGTCGTCGATCTTCTCCACCTTCACGACGCCCGCGAAGTCTCGCTTGAGTTCTGAATCGTGGAGTAGCTCGTACCCGTCCTTAGTTTTGGACGACGTGAGTCGGCAGAAGGGCATGACCGAATCGCCGGGAGACAAGTCCCCCGCGTTCACGTACGAACGGTTCCGAAGCATGACGGGGTGATCGGGGGCCAGGTCCAGATGCCCCCCGTCGTCGAAAGTCACGCGCAGGGTAGGAGCCTGGGCGCGCGTCTGCCCAACCCACGACACCTCTCCAGGAACAGCCTGCCCAGTCTCCCGATCAACCGAATAGACCCAGTGCTTCTGGCCTGCCGCCGACTCCTCGGCCATCTGCTTGATCGTGATGGTGCGTCCGTCAAGCAGGGGGACGGGCGTGTCGTGAGCGACAGGCAAAGGGTTGAACTGCAAGTCGATTTTCCCGCTCGTGGGGTGAACGAACTTGCGCTTCTTATACTGCTGACGAACGCGGTTCACGTAGGCGAGAGCCTCGGCAGGAGGCAGGTCACCCACGTCCACGTAGAAGGCAAAGCGCTCGGGAGCGCGCTGAAGCCGGTAGATGAGGGCCGAGTCCTCCAGAAGGACGAGGCGCTTCCAGATCCAGCGGCTCGACTCCAGGATGGAGGACCCGTAGACACTGCGACGGTGCTTTCCACGAAGCCGGAAGTGCGCGACCTCCCAGTCTTCCAGCGCGGTCACGCCGGCAAGACCGCTGGTAGGATCTTGGGATTGTCCAGGAGACCCCGCTATAGCGGCCGTGCGCGCTCCCAAGATCTGCTTGAAGTCCTCGGGCGTCCAACCGAACCGGCCTTGGAAGTCCTGGATGAAGCCAAACAGTTCGCCTCTCGGACCTTCGATGCGCCGAACCGTAGGCGGGGGAAGAAAGTTGAGACCGACGACGCCCTGCGGCGTCACCAGCAGCTCCTCCATGTTGTTCCCGTACTTGCACAGCGTTCGCGCGATCTCCCAGATCTCCTCGTCCATCCGAAGGCGCTTGTAGAGCAGATCGTCGAGCGTCGTGCGCGTCGTTCGATCAGGAGACGTGACCCACATGGTGCGGTTCAACGACGTGTCGGGAGACGTAGAGTCGTCCGCGAATATGTTGAGGGCCGCGCTGGTCAGTGGGTACTCGTCCATCTCCTCGAAGTCCACGAAGCGCGACAGGAGATCTTGCTCCATCCGCAAGTAGTCGGAGATGACGTTGTAACCGTACGCCTGAAGCAACTCGGAACCGGACGACGGCAACCCCGAAACGGTCGCGCCGCGGGAGAGCTGGAGCGCTACTCGTTCCTTGTCCTTCGTCCAGGCGGAACGAATGCGTGTCGCGACGTTGGAGAAAAAGCCCACAGTCTTGCCTATCCACGGAGTTTCAGGTGGTCGCGCACGGACCTGGCAAACTCTTGGCCTTCGTCCGTCAGAAGTAGCTTGGTAACACGGTCACGAGCGATGTCGGAGACCTCTTTGAAGTCGGCGTAGTCGGCAGCCCTTAGATTCGCGGCCTGCATCTCGTTGGCCAGCTCGCGCGCCACCGCGGCTCCGAGATCTCGAAGCACGCCCCGAAGCGGGAACTTCTTCGCCAGGCCGACAGCCTGCGCCCTCGAAATCGTCGAGGGAGTCGTCAAGACCGTGCCCGTGTCGATGGCGCCTTCTTGCTGTAGCCCGAAAGCATCACGGAGGTCTCGCCGTACCTGGCGGGCCGCTCGATTCACGTGGCGATCCCAGCCATCCGTTCGGGCGTGCTCATCATCCGGTAGAAGCACTCGACGGCCTGTGGACCGATGGGCAGCTTGCGGATCGCCTGCTCGGCCGTCCCGAGCCAGTGCGCCCCCACGTGATTCAGCATGGTACCGGGTTCCATGTCAGCCGACCGGTGCATCGTCAGGCGGAAGCCCTTGAACGAGCGTAGCTCGTCGTTCGTCAGCTTCTCCAGCTCGGGGGACTGGTCCATCGAATCGACCATCCGCAGCAGCTTGTAGTAGTCGCCCCAGGGCGGCTCCAGCATGAGGACCCGGAGGTCTTCGATCAGGTTCTTCAGGGGGGCCATCATCTTCTCCCGCGACAACGTAGTCGCCTACAGGGGCTTCCAGCCACCGCCATTGTCGCCCCAATCGGAGTCGGCGCCAACTCCTAGTCCGTAACCCCGGCCCCCGCCGAGGAATGGGAGGGCTGCGCCTTCAGGCATTCGGGCAGATCCGGGCTGGTGCGGGAAGAACAGCCCGTCCGGAGCCGCCCCATGTTGCTGGGCGGCCGAAGCGTGCAGGTGCTCCTCCATCCACACGTCCGGAGCGTACGAGAGACCCTTGATGATGGGAAGGGGCTGGGTCGCCGTCCGCTGGCTCAACGTGTAGAGGCAGCCGGCCAGAGCGTCACTCACATCTTTCGAGCCCTTGGGAGGGTGGTCGATCTTCTTCTTGGTCTCGTCCCGCTCAAGCTGGTGCAGCTCCTTGAAGAGCGAGGCGTAAGCGTAGACCTTGACGCGGTCTTCGTAGAAGGCCGTCTTGAGGTGCTCGTACGGGTCCTGCTTCGTATCGACCGACAGGTGCTCGGCCCGATAGCCCTTCTGCTTGAACTGCTGGAGCGAGTCCACCGACTGCCACGTATCTAGCGTCACGTACGTGATCATATAGCCGTGCTGGCTCAACTCGTAGACGAGGCGACGAACGTCGCCCAACACGATCTCGTCTCCTACCGGAGGGATGACACGCAGGATCAGGTCCACATGGAAGATGGGGGCGCGCTCCTGGTAAACCTCTCCGTCGTCCGTACGACGAAGCACGTCCTTCCAGCCGCACACGTGCGCGACGCACACGCCCGTCGAATCCTTCCGATACGACGGGTCGATGTGGACGTGCCGAGGGATCTGCGGATTCACGATAGGGCGCAGAAGCTCGTGCGTGTAGCCACCGAAATCCTTCTCCTGTGTCTTCTGCACCATCCGATCCCAAAGGAAGGTACCGGACTTCGACGGGTCCCAGACTTCGGTCGAGAATGGGTGAAAGAGGCCAGGCGTCGCCACCAACTTCTCTCGGCGCTGAATGAACGGTCGAATCGCCACCGTCGAAATGCCGGCGATGTCCCGGATGGCGCCTTCGAGGTCGCTGTCGAAGTCTTGTCTGAAATCCTCTGGAACCGCGATCACCGTCACGCCGTCAGGCAGAGTGCCAGCCTCTTGCGCAGCTCTGAAACGTGGCACCTCTTCATCCGTCAGCAACTTGGACGGCGTGTTCTCGTTTCCGCACACCACGTAGAACTTCTCGCTGCTGTAGTACTCCTCTGGTTTCACGTCCCATAGCGAATAGTCCCGCGCGAACACGGTCGGGTCGTTCGCGCTCGCGCGAATACGCCGGGCCGTGAAATCCTCGCGCGTCTTCTTCGACGAGACGAGAAACATCATGCCGGGCAAACGCCCGCGCCGCTCGAAACGAGAGCGCATCCGGCGCTTCAGCCCCGTGTAGAGCACCTCGGCATGGTCGAGCGCACCCATCCGGGGGTCCGGCTTCTTCCCCGAGGAAAAAAAGTTGGTTTCGTCGAGCAGAGATCCGATCACATTTAGTCCGAGTGCTGACGTGTCGGTCGTTGCGCGGGCCGCCAGCCACACGTTGTTGGGGAACCGAAACTCCTTGCGCGTCTCCTTGAACGGGAAGTGCTGCTGGAAGTACGGGCTGGCCTTGATCTTGGTCGCCACGTTCTCGAACGCGACCTTCATGGCGAGCCCCTCATTGACCGAGAGACACACGATAGAGATGTTGGAACCGGGCGCCAGCCCGAAGCTACGCTGCGGGTCCTTCATGCACGACAGCTCGTACAGAATGCGGCACACGCCGATCGACGCGGCGAAGGTCTTGCCCCATCCGATGCTTCCCGTGTAGATCGCTTCCTGGTAACCTCCGCCAAACAGCTCCCTCAAGTCAGCCATCAGACGTGGGTACAAGCCAGAACACGTGTTGCCGAGGAAGTACTCGTCCTTGACGAACGTCTCGATATCGACCGGCTGCGTCGTGTACTCGGCCTCGTTCATCATGTCGAGGATCATCGAGCCCGACTTGCCTGGAGCCGGAGACGCCTGTTGCTGCTGCATCTCCTGAAGGACCAGCTCCAGCGCCTCCAACTCCTCCGGGCTGAGACTCTTTAGCTCACGCTGAAGCAAGTCGTCCGACTCCTGAGACGTACGAACGCTGAACGTACGACCTTGCTTGTCTACGATCACGCGGACTGCTCCTCTTCGAGGACGGCTGCGGGAGCGGCTTCAGACACGGGCTCAGAAACAGACGAGACGTGAGAGTTTTCCTCTACCTGGGCCTCGCCCTGGGCCTCAATGACATCGCGACCGGCGCGCTTCATCAGCTCGGACGCGACGCCCAGGAGCTTCCGGCGCTTTTCGGGATCGGTCAGGATGGCGGCCACGCGCGAGTTCTGGTGGTTGCCTTCGACATGCGCCGTCAGGTGCGCGTCGATACCGACCGTCCCAATGTGCCGGTTGTGCAGTCCAAGGTCCATCTTCAGGTCGGCGACCGCGCTCAATATCTCGCGGGCCGTTCTGATCTCCTGCGTCATGCTGGGCCGAAGGATCTTGAACTTCTTCTCGACCGCCAAGTCGATGCCGATCCTCTCCATCTGGAGCAGGTACAGCTTCTCCATCTCGGCAACCTCGTCGATACCGGAGGCGAGCTTCCGTGCGGCCTCAATCGCGTTCGGGGACATCGTACGAGCCGCCAGATCGGCGGGAGGCAGGTGGGTACGGTAGAGGTGAAGCCGGTGTATCAGGGCTTCCTGCGAGACATCCAAACCCTCCTTGCAGTCCTCGTGGACGAAGCGCGCGACCTCCGGGAGCGACCAGCCGTCGCAAAGACGCTTGTGTATCTGGTCGAAGCAGGCGAACTCCCGAAGCTTGGACGGGGACTCGTCCCGACTGACCGTCTTGATACGGCTATTCAGCCGAGCCTGCGCCTTCCGAAGCTTGGCTTTCGCGTACTTCGAGAGAGGCGGAGGGGGAGGCGGCAGAGTGCCCGCGTGCTCGGTTGCCTCTGATTCCATGGGGACCAGAACCGCAGTCTACCCGAATGCTTGACCATCGCCCAGCCACGTCAACAGACGAACCCTAGTGAGCGGCCCAGCTCGCTCCAACGTCGGGCTCCGCAAGCACGGGTACGTGGGGCAAAAAAGGCTGGGCTCCTCGCTGCATGCAGTCGGCCACGTCCCGCTTCACCACCTCGACTAGCTCGGCGTCGTCGTCCACCTCGACGACGAGTTCATCGTGAACCATGTGGACCAGCTTGGCCCTTCCGCCGTACTTCTGGAGTGCATGGTAGACCAGCGGGAGCGACGCCTTGAGCCCGTCGGCGTTCGTTCCTTGCACCGGAGTGTTGAAAATCTCGCCGTGAGATTTAGGGTCCAAGTAGCGCAGCCGTCCTGAAAGCGTCCGAACCATCCCCAACCGCTGGAAATCTCGAAGCGCCCGCTCGTGCCAGCGCTTCACTCCGGCGTAGCCCTCGAAGTAGCGACGAATGAACTCCTTGGCCTGCGCGAGCGAGATGACGACGCCGTAGCTGACGAGCGAGTAGATGACGAGCTTCTCGGCGCCAAGGCCGTAGATCAGGCCGAAGTTCACCGGCTTGGCCGCTTGACGCTGTTCCTTCGTCACCTTCTCGGGGGGAACGGCCGCGATAATGCTGGCGGTCTTCAGGTGCGCGTCCTCCCCGGCCTTGTAGATGCCGAGGAGCATTGGGTCCATACTGATCTCGGCCGCAACACGTAGCTCTATCTGGCTGTAGTCCGAAACGATCAGCTTCTTCCCGAGACCCGGCAGGAAACAACCGCGGTAGTCCTTACTACGAGGCACCTGCTGGAGGTTCGGCGCGCTAGAACTGTACCTTCCAGCTCCGGTCAGCGGCCAGAAGCTCGTGTGGATGCGACCGGTCTGCGGATCGATGTGCTTCAGGTACTCCTCGCCAAACGAATCAACTCGTTTGACCACCTGACGGTACTGCATGAACAGGGGGACGGCCTTGTGCCTGGACGCAACCATCGCAAGCGTCTCCTTGCGCGTGTCTTCGACACGGAGCCCGAGTCGGTGCAGCGATGCGATGACCTGCTGGTTAGATCGGAGGTTGAACCCGCCGGACAGGCCGGGCAACGAGATCTGCCCCTTCGGATGAGGCATCAGGTCGTCAAGCTGCCGCTGAAGCTGAACGGCCTTCGTCTCGTTCGTCCGGGCCAGCGCCAACCAGAGGTCGGCGTCCAGACGGAACCCGTTGTTCTCGATCTCGGACTCCCCGATGATAGAGCCGAACTCGATCAGGCACGCCTTCAGTAGCTCGGCCTTCACGAGCTTGGGTCGCAGACTCTCGCGCAGCCGCAGCAAGTACACCACGTCCTCGGCCGCGTACCTGTACTGTTCGTCCGTCAGCGGGCCAGACCAGCCAGAGCCCCCAAGATCTGGAGCCTCTGGCTCGACCTGCAACTCGCGGCGGTAGAGGTCGTAGAGGTTGTGCCCCAGGCCCTCCCGGCCGTTGTGGAGCATGTAGCTCGCACGGAACGTATCGAAGATGGGCCAGAGCACGAGCCCGTACTTGGCCAAGAACCACTTCTGCTCGAACTTGGCATGCTGGATGACCTTGATGACCCGCCCATTGCGCAGCGCTTCGACTACCGGATCGAGCGTCTTGGTCGCGAACAAGTCGATGACGTAGACGCCCCGACCCGTGTTGAGCTGGACGAGCCGGATGAATCCATGCCTCGGCTCCTTAGCCGTCGTTTCGATGTCGAGGCCGACAACCTCAACGCTTTCGATCTCCTGAGCGATGTGAGCCAGTCGCTCGGGAGACCGAACCAGCTCGAAATCGATCACTCGGCCTTGGCTGCCTCGATCGCCTTCGCCGCCTTCTTGGGGTCGAAGTCCTTGCCCTTGCCCGTCAGCTCGTAGGTGCCACGCGCCACCTGCTTGGCGAGCCCGCCACGCAGCAGCCGACGAACACCGTTGAGCACGAGCCGCGTCGCCTTCGCAACGCTGGGCTTGTTGTCGAACGCCTCGACCGCCAGCTCGGCCACCTTCTGCGGACCCTTACCGTGGTTGAGCGCCGCGAAGACCTTCTGCTCCTTGTCATTGAGCTTCTTCTTCCCGAAGTCCACCGGCTTGGTCCACGCCTTCTCGCCGTCCGCGGCCTGGGGCTTCTTCACCTTGGGAGCCTTTGCAGCCTTCGGCTCTTTGGGAACCTTCGCCTTCTTCTCCTTCGGGGCCTTCGCCTTCGCGACCTTGACCTTCGGGGTCTTGGTCGCCGCCTTCTTCGTTACCTTCTTCGCCTTCTTCTTTGCCATGTCGTCCTCTTGGGTTTCTCCGTCGTCCGATGCTTCGTCCGTCGATTCTGCTGACGCTTCGGCTTCCTCTTCGTCCGCCTCGTCGTCTTCGTCCTCGTCGTCTTCCGTATCGTCTTCGTCCTCTCCTGCGTCTTCCGTCGCTTCGGATCCGTCAGGATCCTCCGACTCCTGAGCCGGCGCGGCCTTCGCCTTGGGCGGAGACTTCGTAGGCTTGGGAGCGTAGTCGGCCGTCTCGTCGTCGTGAAGCACTTCGACGAACTGCATGACCTCCATCGTCTCGGAGTTCATGAGCTGAAAGGGGTTCTTGTCCTCGGACGTGGCGGCTCGGAAAAGCCGCCCCTCCGTTCTCCCGGTTTCCTGGGCCTTGATGAATTTCTTCGTGCTGTCGTGGTAGGTCTGGGTCCGCTCGATCTTGGTCTCTCGGTAGAGACCCCGGTCGGTACGGACCGCAACCGTTACGGTTGTCTTTCGCTCCATCTCAACTCCGTGGACCCGTTGGGTCCCTTGAACATCTCTAGGGGGAGCCTATCTCAGAAGCAAGGTAACAGTAAAGATCTGGCTTGTCAAGGGCCGATCTGGGCCTCCAGAAGCCGATCCAGCCTCCCCGACGATCGTTCTGCTAGTCCTTCGGGTTCGGTTCCCAGGTGTCGAAGAGCCACTCGTTCAGGTAGAAGTTCTTGAGCGAGGCGTCGTCGTAGATAACGGTCCGGAGCTGCCCGTAACCGATGATGATGCCGGCCTCACCGAGCCGACGCCACGCCGCCAGCGTGAGCGGCGTGAACTGCCAGACAGGCGAGATTCCGCTCTCCTTCAAATACGTGTCTTCGATCCTCGTCGTCCCCAGGGCCGTATCCTTCGGTGTCCCGAAAACCTGATGCGTCCACTCCGAATGGATGAAGTCAACAACAGGCGAGATCTTTCCGCTGGTCGGGTGCGCTCGCTTCGAGATGCGCGTGCCTACCGCGATGAGAGGCACGTTGAGGAATGTCCTCGTCACATCCTCGAACTGGTAGACCTGATGAAAGAGAAGCGGCATCACGCCTCCACGAACGGCTTGACGTACTTGTCGTAAGCGTCGCCCGCACCGGTCTCGGCAACGATGAAGTCCTCGATGGGTACGCCATTCACTTCGAGGATGCCGGCTGCCTTCGCCTTCTTGATGATGGAGGCACGGGTGTTCTCCGAGCTACACGTCACCCGAAGGAACTTCTCCCTGGACACGCCCTTACGAGCATACAGCTCGGCACTGGCGTTGTAGCTGGACTGCTGCTTGGCAATCGCTTTCTCGACGGTGGCCCTGTTCTGCCACTCCGAGGAACCCTCTTTGCAAGCGCCATACGTATCGCTCGGGTGCATGTAGAGGTCCATTCGATCTAGCTCATCCGGGTGGATCAAGATCTCGGCAATACCAGAAACGCTGCCTGCGTGGAAACCAGAGTTCTTCCCCGAGTCCGTGACGACACGAAGCGGAACACCGTCGGATGCGCCCTTCTCCACGTCGGAACCATAGGAAGCTCCGATGTTGGCGACACCAGCGAAGTTTCGCTCGTTGATGCTTTTTAGCGAGGTCTTGAGGATGGCGACGAGCGAGTCCTCGCTCTTGACGCTGTGAAAAAGGTAGCGGAACTTGCTCTTCTCCGCGATCTTCTTCCAGCGGTCTTGCTGCACGTACGAGGCGTAGCCCTCGAAGACCTCCTTGTATTCGACCTGCTTCGACTTCTCGTCGTCCCACCCATGCTGCGATAGCAACGAGCGCAACCCGGCAACCGTACGATCCGAATCCGAGAGGTTGTCCGACTGCTGTGGGGCGACCTGAGCGTAGATCGAACTCAGCTTACGAATCTCGTCCTCCTCGGGAGTCGGGTCTCTGAAAATGTCCTTGGCCAAACCAGGCTTCACCTGCTCCAGAGCGTCGTATGCGGCCTTCGCCACGTCACCCGCCGCCTCCGGCACCTTGATGAAGCAGTAGCCCATGTAGCCGTACTTGTACGCCTCGTTGGCCACGTAGACTTCCGTGTCGCCTGAAGTCCACCGGAGCGCGTCAACCGAATCGACGTGCCCTCCCACCTCCTTGTAGATGTCCTTCTGCTCGTTGTATCCGGCCAGAGGCCAAGAGAAGGACGAACTCTGCGGGGACTTCAGCTTCTTCCAAGCGGACTTTCGCAGCTTGAATGAAACGAGGTGGTACTTGCCGCCCTTCTTGTCCTCGTAACGCTGCACCTTGAAGCTGCCGCCTTCGACCATCGGGCCGTCTGCGGAGAATCGCTTGCCGGCATGCCCTAGCTTGGCCGCCTCCACCTGCTTGAGCCCTGCTTGATTGTGCGCGGCTGGGGTGGCCTCGTAGTCGTCAGGGAAGTAGTGGGCCTTGGCCGGAGTAGATCCGAGCTTCTCGCCGGCCGGCTCGATCGTCTCCTCTATCTCCATCGTCGCCTTCTCGAAGTCCGCCTTCTTGACGAAGTACATGGTGTACTGCGAACCCTTTACGAACCCACCGACTTCGATGCCCTTGGCGTTCTTTGGCGGTCGGATCGTTTGCACGCCGAGCTTCTCCAAGAGCTGCTGAATCTTGTCGATGCCACCGATATCCCCAACGGGAACCTTCAGCGTCAGCTTGGTCGGATCGACCGTGTTGGTAGCCGGATCGTAGAACGGCTTGACCTTCAACCCTTCGTAGCCGCCCACCTGGATATCCCAACCAGGCTGGCTGGAAGATCCATCGGACTTGAACGGGGAGTTCGCCTTGCCGGTATCCTCCGTCTTGAACGTCAGCTTCTTCTTGACCTTCTTCGGGCCGGCCGCCTTGTCCATCCAGCCCTTCGCGAACGTGAAGGTCCCGGCGTCCGTCTTGTGCTTCTTGCGGTGGAGATCGGTGAGGAACGCCTCGAAGTTCTTTCGCAGATCTACTCGACGCCTGCCCGCCAACTTCATGAACTTGGCCTGGGCGACAGGATTGTCCGGGTAGAGTGTCTCGGCGTAAGGACGGAGAGAAGCCGCGTACTCGGGGCGACCGATCGCCTCCATCTCTTCCAGCCGCTCGCGCATATCAAGCGGGTCGAACTCGAAGTCTCCGGCGACCCAGCTCTTCCAGAAGGTGTTGTAGTAGGGCTCCTCGGGGTTGGGATGGTAGTTCACGTCCAGCTTGTCGGACCCGAAAAACCGGAAGCCCTGCTCCTTGTCCACGCCGAAGAGTTTTCCGTCCTTCGAGCGAATGAACTGGGCGCCGTGGCTGTCGTGCTGGCTAGTCAGCCAGTCGAGCAGGTGTTCGTTGGCGATGACCTGGCGATCCGAGTCAGACAGATCCTTCGGTTTCGTGTTGCGGAGGTCTGGCTGATTGGGGTCCAGGTCCATGAGGGGCTGGAGCGTTCCGATCTTCCCTTTGATCGTCGCCACCCCGACGACTACGTTGTCGGGCCTGAATCTGAGGGCGAGGTCGCTGCATAGCTGCTGAACGACGGCGGCGTAGGGCTTGGCGCCCGTCCCGCTCTTCTCGTACGCCAGCTTGAACATCCACTTGCCGCCCTTGTCGTCCTCGTAGATCTGCTTGTCGCCCGCGCCTCCCATGTGGTTGCCGGAGCCGAGCAGCTTCAGATCCGAAACATCCGGGATGCCGGCCGGCTTCTTCATCTTCAGCTTGCCGAACGTCGTGCTCGACTTGGTCGGCTTGACGGGCGGCGGCTCAGCCGCGGGCGTGACGGGCGGCAAGTCTCCCGCCTTGATGGCGGAGGGCGTGATCTTCTGCTCGGGTACGAATCCCTCCTTGAAGAGACTGGAAGGAGTAACGGCCGGAGTCGGCACGACCGTCCCGACCTTCTGTTCCAGGTCCGTAGGATCGGGAGCGAGCCACTTCTTCCCGGTCGGGACGGCCGTCTTGGCCGTCTTGACCAGCTTGCCCGTCTTCTTGTTGAAGACGTAGCCGGTCTTCGGATCGACGTAGTGGAGGGTGGGCTTCAGGTCCTTGAGCAGGAAGATGTCGCCAGTGATCGGATGAACGAACTCCTTGAGCCCCAGGCCCAGCTTGACGCGCGTGTCTGCTGCTTGCAAAACCGTAGGCGGCACGTAGTCGGTCGGGAGCTTCGTGATCTTCCACTGGAACTCGTCGGACCCGATGTTCGAGCCGACAGCCGGCGCAGGCGGAGGGGCTGGAGTCGGAGAAGGCGAAGCTCCCAGCTTCTCCAGCGCGTTGTTGGCCAGGCTCTTCCAATGGTCCTTGGTCGCGGGCTCGACCGCCGCCTTGGCCAGCACGTCAGCCACCGCTTTGACCGTCGCCCACTTGCCCGTATCGAAGGCCGTTTGGTACACACCGAAAACAGACTGCTTCTGTGGACCGGTCAGGTGCTCGGCCATCTCGTCGTGGAGCTTGGCGAAGTCCTCGGACGAAAGCGCGTCGTAAACGTCCGCGTTGGAGAACGCGGGCTTGGGCTTGGCGACGCCCGCCTTCTCCTTGTGATCGGCTACCGACTCTTGCCAGTAGTTGGCGGCCGTAACGTCGCCGCTCTGCGCCCAGTGGGCCGCAACCGCTTCGGCAACAGATGCCGCCGTCGAGTGGTCACCTGCGTCGTAGGCGGCATTGAAAGCCGGGATGACCAGAAGTTCTACCATCTCCCCCGCCAGCTTGCCGTCAGCCGCCCACTTCTTGAGGTTGTCCCAGTCGGCCGTTTCGACCGCCGTCTTCACGTCGGCGGTGAGCTTGGGACCTTTCTGCTGGGCCAACCCCGCCTTCAGTTTCTCGCCCTGACTCGCCCAAGCGTCCTTCAGGATGGCCTCGCCACTGTGAATGGCGTGCAACTCCAGCACCTCCGCCAGCTTAGCGGCGGTGGCCGGATCATCCGTTTTCGCCGTCGTGAAAGCGTCCACCAGACTCTTCCGTTGAGTCTCGTCGAGCTTGCCGGCCAACGCCCAAGCGTTGAGATCGCCCCAGCGATTCGACTCCATCGAGGCCGAGACCATTCCGGCCGTGACGGGTAGCTGACCCTTCAGGTACTTGGCGTAGCCAGACCAGTAGGCCGCGTGCTTCTCATCTCCCGTACTGGACTTGGCCTGGGCCTTCAGAATGGAGGCGATCTGCCAGGCCCGCTCCAAGTTCTCCTCTGTCATCGCATCGGCGAACAACTCGCTCAAAAGCGGAGCCATCTCGACCGGCAGTTGGCCCTGCTTGGCCTTCGCTACCGTCTCGTCAAAACCTATCTGCTCGATCGTGTTGTTGAACTTGGTGACGAATGCGGCAAGTTCGTCTTTCGAGACGGTCTCGTCGTACTTGGGCTTGTTCTCGTGCCGTGCCTTCTGCGCGGCACTCATCTCGTCGCCCCACTTCTTCGCCTCGTCTTCGAGACCCGCCTGCTTGGCCCGTAGGCGAAGGACAGCCGCGACCTGAGCGGCCGTCATGAAGTCGCCGTCACTCATGGAGGCGGCGTACTGCTGCTCCAAAAAGGAAGCGGACGCAGCCGACAGCTTGCCCGCTTCCGCCATCTTGGTGAGCGCGTCGTACTCGCCCGTGTTGGTCAACACGACGATCTGAGTCTCTTCGTCCTTCGCCGCCTTCTCCGCTTCCGTCGGGGTCGCGGGCTCGGCTTCGGCAGCGAGGGCGGCTTTCTGAGCGGCCTTCGCCTTCTCCAGATGATCCTTCCATTCCTCGGCCAGATCCTTGAACCCGGTCTTCTCGTAGTGCGCGACCAGCGCGGCAGCCAAACCGATACGAAGCTTGAGTAGACCCGATTTCTTCGCGTCGGCGGCTTCAGCCGCGAGCACGGAAACCGCGGCATTATCCAGAAGCCCCTGGGTGGCCCACGCCGAAAGAGTGTCGAGGTCGCCGTCATCGATCACGTTCTTCACGTCGGCAGCCGACTGCTTGGCTGCCGAGTAACCTTGCGACTGCTGGTAGGCGTCCGATTCCTGCTTCGCCCAGAAGGTCACGTCAGCGTCTTCTTCGTTGCCTCCGCTCATCTCCTTGGCACGAGCCAGCAGAACGGAGGCAATCACGTTGGCCATGATGTAGTCGCCCGAGTCCTTCGCCTCCTTCCACTTCTTCTTGAGCGGGGCAGCCAAACCCATCTGCCCGAGGTCCCCCGCCTTTGCCCACTTGGTCAGTTGGACGAGATCTAGCTTGTCGAGCGCGCTCTGGATGGTCTCGGTCGTCGCGACCGTTGGATCGGACTCGGGAGCCGTGGGTTCTGGTGAGGGCTCGGCCGTCTTCGCCAGTTCGGCGCCCCACTTCTCGCTGAGCTTGTTCCAGAGGGCCGCATCCTTGAAGTCGCCGTTCTGTACGTTCATCGCGCGAAGTGTCTCGGCCAACTCCTGAGCGTTTTCCCAAGAATTCTCGGCAGCCAAGGCGTGCGCCGTATTCTGAACCATGGTCTCTTGATGTCCGTTGAGCTGCCCCCTCAGCGCCCAGGCACGAATGAATTCGTGACCGTCTTCGTCTAGCGCGTACAGCGCCGTATCGACATCATCGTTCTTGGGCGGGCTCGGCGTCTTGGTGAACTTCTGGACCAGCTTGTACGCCGAGATCAACGACAACCAGCCGGACGCCTCCTCCTTCTCTCCGAGCTTCACCGCGCGTGCGTGCAGAGCGTTCGCCAGGTTGCTGGCGGCAAGCCAATTACCCTCCTCGGCTTGGGTGGTGACGCCCGCCTGTACCTTCCCGTAGTGGGCCTTGTCGTCCAGCTTGCCGGCCATCGCCCAACCGTCGAGCTGCTCGTAGTCGAGATCGTCGAGCGCCTTCATCACGTCGGCGGCTTCGGGTGCCGGTTCATCGGCCTCGGCCTCCGCTTCCTCTGCGTGCGCTTCGGATTCTGGATCCAGCGTCTCGCCCGCGTTCTTCTTCGCGATGGCCGCCGCGTTGGTCAGGTCAGCCACGCGCTTGGTCCAGTAGTCGATCGCGATCCCCTTGTCGCCGGCCCAGTGCTTCTGAAGCGTGGCCAACATGACCTGCGCACGACTCAACGCCAGGTCGTAGTTATCGACTCCCTCGGCGTCTGTGATCGAGTCGGTCAGCAGATCGATAAGCTCGTCGCTAGGCGCCGCGTGCTTGACCATCATGTTGTAGAGGAGGCGGCCGTCCTTTTCGGCGATGCCCTTATCGACACCGGCCTGCATCGCCTTCTGCTCCTGCGCGAGCCACTGCTTGAGCGACTCTCCAGCCGTCTGGACACCGCTCATCTGGGCAAACTGCTGAACCATGACGGCCGCCGCATCGGCCGCCTGTGCGAAGTTTCCGCTATCCATGGCATTGAATGCCTGAGCGGACACGACCGGAACGAACTCCTGCGGAAGTAGGCCGGCCTTTGCCTTGTCTTTCAGATCGGCGAACGCCTGCTTGGCGACCGCGCTCGTCACCTCGTCCTTGGTAAGCGGCGGAGGCTTCTCGACCGGCTGCTGCGTCAAGACGGCCGCCCACTTGTCCACGGCGGGCTGCCAGTACGTCTTGTCGTCTCCTATCTTCTCCTCCGCCGCCGTCATGATACTGGCCAGCTTGAACAGCACGTTGGCGGGAGGAGAATCCGACTGGTTCAGCTTGTAGTAGAGGTCTTCGATGTCGGTGAGCTGCTTGTCCGTCAGAACGGTCGCGCGCTTCAGGAGCGCGTCGTAGTCGCCACCCTTCAGAGAGGTGGCGAACTTCTCGTCGTCGATCGGCCCTGGCTTCTTCACCACGGCGCTCCACTGCTCGATTTTCTTAGCCCAGACGTTGGCTGACGATGCCTGCTCTTTGAACAAGGACCGCTGGTGCATCACGTCAGCCAACGCGAGCGCGAGAGCAGCCTTCTCCGGATCGTCTCCAGCCTGCATCCTCGCCGCGTTGAACGCCTGAATCACGGCTTCCGACTCTTCGCCACCCCATCCCTCGTCCTTGACGTGGTACAGCAGCTTGTCGAAGTTCAGATCTTTGAGCGCCTGCGCGACCGCGCCGGGCACGTCTTTCGAGTCCTTCTCGCCAGCCGCGTCGTACGCCTGTTCCTGGTCAGCCCAGTACTGAGCCATGTCCGCGTGGTCCGCGTCATCGTGGTGCTTCTTGAGTGCCCAGGCGTAGCCACCTGCCTTCAACCACAGGCCCTTCTTTGCTGCCTCTGCTGCGGCCACACCGATCGCCTGTAGACCCGCATGACCCAAGGCACCGAGCTGCCCCTGAGCGGCCCACGTCTGAAACTTTTGGTAATCGCCGGCCGCGATCGTGTCCTTGA